TCCGAGGATCTGTTGGTTTGATCCTTGGAATTTTCTCTTGTCGTTCTTAGGCATGGTTCAGTCCTTGTCGAAGTTTACGTAAATAGGTTCGAACCATTTAAGGGTCCGCTCTTGGCGATTTTTACCGTGGCAAACAGTATGGTAATGTCCTCTTCGCCAGTGAGCTTGCATCACTGTGCCCTTGTTCACATCTTTGTTCTTGTTCACGCCAACACACCGCTGGACACCGGGCGTGTAATTCCTTCCAAGAATTCTGACAGGCATTCGATTTGAATCTGTCTTGCTTCTCTTTTTAGGACGCGCAAAGAATTCTTCGTAAACTAAATCTGGCCTCATATTGTAGATGAGAATTAGATTTTTATAAAAGGCATGAGCCGTTTGTTGTATATCGGCCATGAATTCATCGCCAATACTAATTCGACCCTCGCCATTTTGAGCTTTAATTTTTAGCTCACCACTCTGTTGTTTTTCTACTGGTTGGACTCCCTTGGTTGATTCATACCAGTTCAAAAGAGTTGTTACCCAAAACATCATGCCTTTTCGATACACGAGTCCGTGGCCTGCCAAAACATTGTTGCCGTTTGGCAGCAGTGTTTCAGCTATAAGAATACAGGCTAGTTTCTCACCATTTTTCCCTTGCCTGTAAAGGCCATCTGGAACCATAACCAAGAAAGATTTAAAAGGTAGCTTTGGAGGATCTTTAATTTCAGGTACGTCAGTGCGAAAAAGAGCTTTAGCTAATTTCTTATCTAAGTAAATTACCGGGGATTTATTTGTGATGAAATTATAAACAGCTAGAGCATCATGCAAAGCTTTAAAGGTGTCGGGATCTGCTTTCGGGGTAGCTTTAATATGTCTCTCCAAACTTTGTCCCCAAAATTTAAATCCAGATTCAAGGGATTGCCAGCTTGTAAAGCCAATTGGCGATATATGTCTTCCTTTAAAGCTTTCTCTGAAAGAGGAATTGAAAGTTTCGAAATTTGGTTGTAAATCAATGTGTGGCATGATTCATTGCTCCTTATTGTCTTTCATCATTTCACCAGCGATGCGGTCCAGCTCGTCCTCGGCTTCCTTCATCTTGTGGAGCCAGTAGTTACCATTGTCTGGATCAGTCTTGATCCCTCGTTCGGCTTCATGGAGAAAGCTGTTCGCTCGGTCGAGCGGCGTCTTGTGTGGTCGCTGTGGCATGAGTAGAAACTGTGAGGGGTTTGATTTGAGGGGGACTTACGAGCACACGCTTGATGCAGACCTGTGCGGCCCATCTTGTAGGCCTCGGCGCCATCTGCATTCCTCGACGGGACCCTGAATTCCAGGAAGAGGCTGATACAGATCCACCACATGGTCCGAGTAGTGGTCAGCGTTCCAAGGGAGCGTGATTGACGGGGAGACTTGCACCCGAGCTCCGCCCCGGTGTTATGGGTTAGGAATGTCGAACGCTGCGCCCCAGAACTCAAGGCTGGGGTCACCGTCGTGGCTGAAGCGAACAGCCCATGTAAACCGTTCGCCGTCTGGAGTACGGGCGCTGATTGTTCCCGTACCCACCTCACAGTCTTCCCATGCGAAGGCTTTCCATTCAGACCAGTACTGTGGCTTCATTGGAGTGAAGGTGTACCTGGTGTCTTTCGACGGATCGTCTTCGTCTTTGAATGGCAGACCCTTGCGGGTGACCTCAAAGATTGGGTGGTAAGGACAGAGGAAGATCTGTGGTGATGGATGACCAGTGGGTGCTGGTAAGTCACCCACGGCTCCGAACTTGATGCGTTTCATAGTGACTTCTTGATGGCCTCCGTGACTTTGTAGAACACCTGCCAAGGGTCAATCTTGGAGGCGGGAACCCCCATGTGCCCCATGTGATACTCAAGTTCCTCTTGCAGAACCTTCCACTCTTTTCGTGGCATGTCGAGTTCGAGTTTCATTCCTCGTCCTCCACTTGTGCTTTGGGCATAAGTGTCAGGATCTTGCCTTGAAGGGTGTGGAGGACACCGATGTCACCTCGTACTGCATCCCAGTTACCGCGCATCGCATAGTCGACACGGTCACGCAACAGGTCGTAGAGGAGATCGAGCTCGAACTCAGTGAAGGTGATGTCGTTCATTTTGCGGCTGCCTCCTTCTTTTCTGCTGCTTTCATTTCTGCGATCCTTCTAGCTGAGGCATCAAGTTCTGCTTGGCGCTTTGCTTCTTGCTTAGCCCTGTGTGCTTTCTTGTATGCCGCCTTAGCTTCTTTAAGCAACTTGAGTTCAGCAGTAACATCGCACTCCTTATCCTTTGCCTCCAAAGTGTTTTTCAGATCAGCCAGGATGTTGAACCCGCAATCGACGTAATCATCTTTAGATTGATACGTGAATGATGGTGCAAAATTTTCTGAGTAATGATCAACTTCTTGTAGAGCTTTTCTGTCTTCATCAGTCCAATCTTGAGGCAGCTTTTCAACGTTGATTGATATCTCCTCATGAGCGAGACTGATGATGCCCCATGGCAGACACTGCCAAATCAGGTGCTCAACGGTCCTCATGTTCTCTTCTGCAATGAGCTCCAGGTAGTGAGCTTGCTTGTCAGTGAGGCGGAAGGAAATAGTTTTCATTGGTCTTGATCGGTAGATGGGTCATTGATACGGATGGAGAGCCTTTCGAAACCCTCCTGGATCCTGCGCTCCTGTTCCTCCTTGAAGATTGCTGAGCGTGGGATCTTGCCAAGCGATGTGGCTGAAGCAGCCTCGACGAACGCCTGCTCCCAGTCGCGCATCGGATCGATGTGTGCGATCTGCTTGAGATGGTTCACCATGGCTTTGGATGCACCAACCTGAGCCGAGATGTTCCCGGCTTCCTTGGCGTCCATGCGGTCCTGCTGTAGGCAGGCCAGGACCTGAGAGAACATCGCTGCTCTGTCTTGTGGAGCTACTGCCTCGACCAGCAGTTCCCTGCCGCGCCGGACGTAGGTGCGTGCCTGCTGCGGAGACACGTCGTACTTGTCGGCCAGTGTCTTGACGACATGTCGGCTGGGCCAGCCTTCAGACAGAAGGTCGGCAGCCTCTTCAACCCTGGCGTCGACTTCAACATCCGGGGAACGTGTCATGCCTTGGCCCTCCCGTCGATGTAGACGCTCTCCTTGGCCTGGGCGATGCCTGTCTCCTGCTCGGTCTTCTTGTCAGCGTTGATCCGATTGATCAGTGAGGTCAGGTCGTCGGAGTAGGTCCAGGTTGGCCGTACCTTGAGCGACACGCTGTAGCTGCCATCCTGCAGGACGTACTTGGTTTCGCCGCTGGCATACAGGAACCGCTTGAGCTTCTCAGCCAGCTCCTTCCTTTGTTCGTTGATGGCCTTCTCTTCGGCCTGCAGCTTGCGGTAGGTGTCAACCAATGCCTCGATGGGATCACCGGCAGGGACAGCAGCAGGTGTAGCTTTGGGCGGACGACCGCGACGCCGTGTTGGTGTTGAAACTGTTGTTTGAACAACCTTGTTGACCAAGGTGCTGGGCTTCTTTGTGACTGGTTTGTTGGACATGATGAGTCTCTGTATATATGGACTTAGGTGGAAGTGGTGTGACCCTTTTGTGAGTTACATGTTCACCTCCACCTGCTGGTCAAGATCTTTGCAGATAAGTCCTGCTGCTTTCGATGCGTCAGATAGTGCAAGGCGAAGAGCATCAGGTCTCTGTTGCAAGACCTCGATCCAGTGCTTCAAGTATGCAGCGTGATTCAATTCATCAGAACAGATCTGTAACTTGTTGCAAATTAAGAATGCACCTAGTTCAGCCACCAGTTCCTCTCTGGCGTAGACCAATGTGTCTGGTCCCATGTCTCGATTGAGCCGTGACTCATGACCTGTGGAGTGGACCTGTTCATGTGCCCACGTTGAATACATTCCTTCCATAGTTTGGAATAGTTTCTTGGCAGGCATTGTGATGCGATCTTCTCTTGTCTGATAGAACGCTCGGTCACCTTGCCAGGTTGTTTCAACAGGCCATGCACCTAGAACCTTCTCTGCTGTGTTCAAGCGTTCGTAGATACTCTCAGGCTTGAAGGCATCCATCTCGATCTCGATCTGGTCCTGGAGCTCGGCATGTGATTCTTCGGTCGCGCCCTGTAGGTCTGCGACGTTGAAGATCTTTTGGTATCTGAACGCGGTGTAACCCACCTTGATGGGTTTGCCATTCTCATCCCGAAGTTCCTTGCCATCGTCTCCCTTCTTGTTGTACTCAACACGGTATGGACGCATGATCGCGCAGCCCTTGGATCCCTTGCGGGGGAACCAGCCTTGCTGCTTAGCCTGGCCTACGCCGAGCCATAAGGGTGTGCTGAAGCAGCGGAGCGCTGTCCACATCTCAAGCACTGCAGGGTTGGCACCTCGGTAGGCGTGACCAGTCACCAGGTTGCGGTGTGATCCCTTGTTCTGGTAGGTCGTCCAGTCCCTACGCCATGGGTTGATGTTCTGTGCCATCAGGTTGATCATGTGCTGAGTCAGTTCCTCATCACCGCGAGCTAAAGCTTGTTGCTGCGTCTCGTTCGAGCTTCTTGAAGTACGCCTGGAGCTTTGGCGCGAGGACTTCGGTGTCGTAGACGCTGAGCTCTGGGTTTTCGCGTTGCATTTGCCGGATGAAGTCGTCATGGGTCAGTCTCAGAACTTGGTTGGCGTAGGTGATTGCAGCTGTCCTGATGAATTCTTCAGTGTCAGCTTCAAGTTGGAGGGCACATTGAGAGGCAAGTTTGATTAATGCCATCTCGTTTACTTTGAACTCGACTCGGACTTCGCGTCCGCCACCTTTGGGTTTCTTCTCCCTGTCGTATTGAGGATTGTCCTTGAGCCACTGGTCGAACTCATCACGTCTCCACAGGTGGTACGGATAGTCCAGACCTTCGACAGGAGGTACAGGCATGACCATGGACTTCTCTTTGAGCTTCCGGAAAAGGGTGTAGCGAGAGAAGGTCACCAGGTCGAGGATGTCCTGTCTGGTGTAGTACTTGTTAGCACCTGGGCGTTGACGGAAGGGGACAGCAGGTCTGGGCATTGTCAGGCGGGGATGGCTTGCTCGCTGATGCTGAGAACCTTATCTAAATCGGGAAGGATGTTGTTCTCGATTAAGTCCATCTGTTCATCAGTGAAATGGTCCAGTTGGTCGCGCTTGATACGAAGCCGCAGTTGTGATTGGAAGACATAGAGCAGGGACTCAGCATCCATGGTCAGAAAGTTGTGGGAGGAGATCATGGGACAGGGTTAGATACGATCAGGTTTTTCAATGCATTTTGAAAATGCATAATCTTTGGCGTCTTTGTCTGTATTGAGGACAACCAATCCCATGGTCGTCTCACGGTTTCTCCATACATGTGCAGTGCATGCATAGGTTGTCCCGCTGATGTCAATGACTACCGGGTAAATGCCCTGTGTCGCATCAGGCCCTGTGGTTGATACAAGCAAATCGAAACCAGCTTGTTGTTCGATCTCACCGTGTAGGTAGATTCGATCTAAACAAAACCACTTGCTGTCACTTGGGTGTTCCGGAGCAGTGGCCTCAGCAAACCAAAGGGGGAGGGATTGAGTGACTGTCATCGTTTGTCGACCTTGCCGTTATAGAGAGAGGTGTAGATGGTGCCGTCGTCCACGAAGACCAGGTCGACCCAAGCGTTGGGGTAGGTCTCAGATGTGAGGAAGGCTTCGTTGATGATGCGGTTGGTGTCGTAGCCGGAGGTGTTGTTCCAAGGGCAGGCGTGGCATTGGACACCGATCCTGGTGTCTGGGTATTCGTCGCGGGTGTAGCGGCGGAGGCGGGCTTGTTCCCCGAAGGCTTCTTCAAGGAGATCTTTCAGATGGTCGAGCATGTGAGAGGCGGAGATCATGCGGACTTCTTGAGCTTGAGTTCCTTCTGTATGGCGTCCTTCTCATGACGCAGTCGATCCTTGGTGCCAGAGTCGAGCTTCTGATTGAGAAGTCTGTCGATCTGCGAGAGTGTCTCTTGAAGCTTCTGGTGTCGGGAAGTCATCGAGCTGAGGTAGTGGCGGCGGGACAGGTGTGGATAGGGCGAAAGCAGTCAGGATGAAGGCGAAGGTGATAGCACCGATGAAGAGGGTGCTGAGGGTGTCTGATCCGTCCATCCGAGTTGACTGCGCTTCTCTGCTAGCTGGTGCGCCCTGCGCTGTTCCTCTTGCTTCACCAACCGTGATCTGCGTGCTGCTGCTCTGCGTTGCTTGCGCTTCAGCTTGCGCTCCTCGGATGTTTGGGAGTCGGCAGCCATCAGTCCGTGGTTGTTGCCTTCGCTGTCGATCTGTGCTGCTAGTGATCGTGCGAAGGCGCCACGCGGCTGGGGTTTGAACGTTCGATCTGGTCGGGGTGACATCGTTGTAGGTAGATGTGCTGTGAAGATGCCGCATGGTTTTGGAAGATGCAAGGGCTGTGAGGATCAGATGACATCGATTGATTCGTAGTGCATCAGATCGCCGTCATCAAAGGGTTTTGCTGTAGGGGTGACGAAGTCGACGTGGCACCACCGCATGGGTTCACCACCTTTAGGGAGGCGCCACACCTCGTAGGCTCCCTCTCGTTTCTGTGCACAGTTGACGGCGTGCTGATACGCTTCCTTATAGGTTGCGAATGGTGTGGCCTCAAACCAGTCGTATTCACGGCGGTGTGCTGGCTGTGTGCCCCAGGTTGCTTTCATTGGTTTGACAGTTGCCTCCAAAGCTGATTGATTTGACGGGTGAGGGAGTCACGTTCTTCGCTGGTGTCAGCACCTTGCAGGCAGACCTGAAGGAGCTTGATGCGTGACCTGATGCGGTCTTCGAGGGTGTGCATTGGTCAGCCTCCAGCGGCAAAGGTGAACAGGATTAGAACGGACATGAGCATGGCGGGGGACAGCAGAAGGATCACTGTCCCGAGATCATCAGGTGTCATCACTTGTAGTGGGTTTGGCGGATGTAGTAGTCGACCTGTTGCATGTTCCAGGTGCAGTCAGGGCTAGCGACCAGCTCATCCTGGAGTCGATCGACCTGGTCCCAGGGTCCACCGTTGTTCAGTGCATTGATCACTGCCTCATCGAGACGGCGGAGCAGGGAGCTGAACTTGACAGGCGTGGTGGGGAGGGGCCGAGCCTTGGCCTGGTACTGTTCGAGGATGGTGTCAGGGGTTTCCATTAGTCTGCGGGGGTGTTCAGGGCAGGGACGGAGTCAAAGAACTCCTGGGCGCTGGGCTGGTGTTGGATGCTGATCAGGAACTCGCCCGTTCTAGATGTGGTGGCCCATTTGTCAAGGGCGTGTTTCAGATCATCAGCGAAAATCGTTGTGAACTTGCGGCCCTCGTCTCCGTTAGGGAGTCGGACCTGGAAGACTGCTACGAAGCGTTTCATCGTTTGCACCTTTCGAGGTTGGCTGTGTGGGCGTTGCCGTTGCGGCTGTCGCTGAAGTAACGGTGATCCCACCTGATGTGGGCCATCTGACCGTCTCCTCCCCAGAACCCGGTGATGGTTCCCCGGGCCTGGGGTGTGGTTCCCGTGTAGGCACAGGTGCTTTGCAGGAACTGGCGGTTGAATCGGACGCGGTCGCCGATCTCGAAGGAAGACTTCATTGACACTTCTCCTGGTGAAGGGTTTCGATGGCGTTGCAGAGGAGAGCAGAGGCTAGGCCGGTGGTGGTGATGGGCATCGAGAGCCACTCCTCTAGGTCTTCGAGCATCCTGACGTGCTTGGCTTCGAGCCTGCACCGGACGGTGGGACTGGTGAGCTGAGTCGAGAGGGACATGATCAGAACCAAACAGGGGAGGGATTGAAGCCAACGGCCTGGAGCTTGTCGTGCAGTGCGACCATGGATCTCCTGAGTCTGCTGACTGCCAGGGGATCGTCAATCCACTCGTCTGTCATCCGGTCGATGGTGCTGCCCTCCCAACAATCCATCAGGGCGAGGCGCCCTAGGTTGCTGAGAGTGCTGACGTTGATTCGTTCTGGCTTGTAGACGTACTGGCCTGCCTCATAGGTCTCCCCAAAGCTGCGTTTAATGCTGGCAACTTCAAAGGCGATAGAGTCGGCGGTCTCGTCATCGAGCGGGACGCCTGGCTCAGCAATCGCGTTAGCTAGGCTTTCCTCAATGCAACAGTCAGGGCGATCAGCCAGGATGCTGGCCTGATACGGACTGAGCTTTAGAAATGTCGGCATGGGTCAAAGGTCGTTCGGTACAAATAAGAATGAAGAAAAAATCGGTGTTGTGCTCAGGCCTTCTGCCATGGGGCAGGCGGGAACACCAGATCGGCGATGGCCTGCATCGTGGCCTCGCTTTCCTCGGCCTCAGCCTCAGCCTCTCGGATCTGGCCCTTAAGGTCGCTGATCATCTCTTCCAACTGGCCTGACCGGGGCTGGATCGCCTCATCAAGGGCAGCCATCAGGCTGTGGAGTTGATCGTATGCCTCAAAAATGTCATCCGATTCCCATACCGGGTGAAGGAAGCCGATCTCATCAAGTCGGTTCAGTGTGAAGCGTGCCATGGTGCTGATGGAGATAGAGGGTCAGGGGTTCAGGCGATGGCCTGTTCTTGCTTTGCTTTCTTGACGAGAGCCATGATCTGGTCGACGTCCATGTTCCAGCCCTCCCGCTTGGCAAGAGCGCAGGTCTCTATGTAGTGCGGGTCCAGTCGTTCGGTCATGCTCCGGAGCTCCCGTGCGAGAACCATGTCGGACCCATAGGCCCATGCCACGGTCTCGTCCCTGTCGAGATCAACCTGAGCCAGGTGTTGAAGCCAGGAGAGCTCAGCCCCTGATAGGGTCAGGGTGACGGTCAGTCGGTTGCGCTTGGTCAGGGATGCAGAATCGATGTTCATGGTGCTGATGGGATGATGGGACAAGGGATGATCACTGGCCTTTGAAGTGCTTTGCACCAGAGCCATGGGCCTCAACGAACACGTCAAGCTTGGCCCCGTCACACAGTGCACAGGTCTGGCACTGCGCTGAGGAATTCTCAACGGTGGCCGGGCATTGCTTACCGGAGAATGCAGCCTGTCCCTTAGGGACCACTGCAAATGTCTTCCAGCCATGGGCGGATGCTTCCAGATAATCCCGCATTCCGTCGCAGGATGCCTGTAGACTGCCTCGGCTCCACTGGGCGAAGGCCTCGCGCCACTGGTGTGTATATCCGGTGTGACCTGCCGCAGCGCCGTTCACAGCATGGAAGATCACGGGATCGATGATCGCCGGATCGCCATAGGCTCCCCATCGGATCTTGCGGGTCTTCAGGTACTTCTCACCATCGGCGACCGTCAGATCCTCCTGATACCCGCCACCCTTGTAGGTACGCCAGACAGACAGCGGAGCTTGTCCCACGTTGACGTAACAGGATCGGGAGCCGTCAGCCTGTCTCCGGTGCGGGCAGTTGCCGCAGACTGATACATCAGCCCCGGATTTGATCGCGTCGACAGGGGAGACGTCCTCCCGCAGAATCCAGACCTGGCACATGTTCCCGGTCTTCCGGTTGCCAGATTCGAGAGTGAGAATCGCCACGAACGGTTGCCCGTCAATAGGGGAGACGCCGCGTTGAAGAATGAAGCCCTTAGGTCTTGCCATGGTGATGATCCTGAGAAGTGATCAGAAGGCGAAGCGGTTTCCCGGTTTCGCTGTGCTCAAATTAAATCGGATTGGTCTGGGGGAGAAGGAACAGCAGCGCATTGTTATTAAATGCAACAATTGTTCCTGAAGTAAGGGATGCAGCCGTGGACACGGTGGCCCGTAGTTTTCCCCAGGGACTTACGCCGCCAATGGGACCCGGGAGTCTCACCAGTAGCCTGGCGATCCGCCGTCCTTGGTATTGAGAATTGCTCGCAATTAGGGGCAGAATAGGGGGAAAATGGCCTGATTTGACCGATTTTGGCGGTCCAGCGTACCTGCATTAAAGACAGGTACGCAAAATCTGGACTTAATGGGTCAATCCGTGGCCTCAGTCAGCCAGATGGAGCACTCCCAAATCGGTCCACGGTCCCCACGGTGCCAGGTGTCGCAGTCTGAGACTGTAAAACCGGCGGCCATGGCGTAATCCCGGAGGTGGGAGACGAGTTCATCTAGGTCCGAGCGCCCAGCGGACGCCCGGATGTGAACTTTGCGGGGCTTTCGGGTCACTGGCCGTAGGATTTCAGCATTTCCCGGTAGGTACGGGCAGAAATCTCCCGGCGTTCGGCGAAAAATGCATCCGCCCGGAGGGATTCAGGGACACAATTGTGGCCCAGATAGCCCTCATCCCACACCCAGTGGGTAGTTTCGCCGTCAACCACAGCCGTTCTCACATAGAGGCGCTGGGGATTGCCGTAGTAGTCATTCGGCGCACAGAGATGCGCCATATGGGTCGAAATTTTCATGATGGTGAACCTTAGAAGTGTTCAGAGAGGGGGGGGATCCCCCCTAGAGGTTAGCTGGCGTGGCCCAGGCGGATGCACAGGGCCTCGTAAACCCAGTATTCGCAGACATCGAAGACCACGTCAAGGGCCTTGGGGTTCTTCGTGACGTAGGTCTCGAGCGAGTCGAGTGAGTCACAAAGCGCAATGGCGGCGCGGTGATCAGCGGATTTCGTCATGTAGGTGAACTTTAGAAGTGTTCAGAGAGGGGGGGGAGGGGGAGGCCCTGCCCCGGTGACTCAACCCTAGCAAATCGTTTCGGGTTTCGCCAGTTGTGAAATGTCGGCGCTGTTCGTCCGACAAATCCAACTTAACCGATCTGCGGCACGTGTCAAGTTCGCCGCAAATACATATATAGATGGCGCGAAAATGTAAACGTTTGTAACTAAATATGACGACGCTTCATAAAGAAATGTCACATGAAGCTTCTTTTTTTCCTCTCACGTAAACTTTTGTGACAGGCCCGCCAGATGTCTCTCCGAATTATTTCCCCAATTTGCCCTAAATATAGGCGGTTTTGGGGGTTTTGGCTACGAAGGAGTTGACTCCACTTAAAATCGTTTATATCGCGATAAAAAGGGATAGTTATGGCCGTATCCCCGGCAGATTTCGAGTTTTATTCACGTGTAACTGGTATTCCGATCCCTAATGATCCGGTAGCCAGGATGCGTATGGCGCCACAGGTTTATGCGATGCGGCGTAGTCCGATGAGCAAAGTTGCAGGTGCTTTAGGCACTGCTGCAAAAGCTGCATTAGCAGGCGGTGCTGCTGTTGGAGCCGGTCTGTTAGTTAAAGAATTAGCTGGCAGGATGGGCGAATCGGGTGAAACAAAAGAAACTGCTGAAAAAACACCGGAAATGGCTGTTTCGGCACCATCAGCGCGTGATGCAGCAGAAAGTTTCGTTGAATCAGTAACTCACGGGTTCAAACAGGATTCTGGCGAGGAATTAGTTGGTCGGGCTGCTACTCCTGAGGAAGTTGCTGCATTTAGGCAACGTATTTCGCATCAAACCGAGGTTCCCCAGGCAGATCCAAATCTGGCGAACGAAAGTTTTGATGCACAACGGGCTTCGGTGAGTGAACCCGTCGAATCCTTGACAACGGGCAGGCCAGTACAGGCGGCCCCTGGTTTAGAAGATGCAGTTGCCCAAGCTGAAGAGTTTTTTGAAGGAGGCGGCAGAGGAATCAGCCCATTTCAGGCCGGTGGCGCTATGCCCGAGCTTGCGAGTCAGCGTCGTGTTGTAGATGCAACTGTTGGAGATTTCCCGAAGAGCATCCAGGGTGACGTTGCGCGTTTTCTTAGTAACTTAGGTTCAGCTCCTTCTGAGAGTGCAGTTTCTGCGCCTGCTCAGTCTGAAGCTCAAGAATTCCGCCAACAATTAGGACGCATGAGCGAAAGAGATCAAGTCCAGTATCAGGGTGGCCTTGCTGGTGGCAAACCTCAAGGTATTCACGGCGCCCTTGAAAATACAGCTGATGCAATGGGAGATGCTCCCCTCGGTGGCATCGAGGCTTCTAAGTCAATGATGGGCGAGATGCTTCAACGCGGAAACGTTCTTCCGAATGCTGGTGAAATCATGAGCGGTATGGGTAGTGCTCCTGCTCCCACCCCAGTTGATCCTTTGACTGGTGATTATCGTGCTTTTGTCTCTGACAAAGGTGTCGAGATTGGTAATCTTCTGAAGCAATCACAGGAGAAGAAATCAGCCCCTGCAATGGATCCCCGTCGCCAAGAAATCACCGACACAATTAGAAAGTATCGGGCAAATCTTCCTCGTGCTGAGCAGGATGCTTTGATCGATAAACTGTACGGAATGACCGATAAAGGTGATCGGTTTTGATGTAAGATAGTTGTATATAACTCTCTTACCATGACCTTCCTCGAACCGGTTATTGCCTCTGCTTTAGGCGCAGCGGTCACCGCACTTGTGGTGTTCCTGAAGAAGAACATGGCGGCCAATAAGATTCTTGCTTATGGCCCATTGATGCAAAAGGCATACGACATCATCGACCCTGTGCTGGATAAAAACATCCACAACTGGGACGGATCCAAGGTTGATAAAGCGTTTGAGTTAGCCGTCGAATCTGTGGCCGATGGTGAACTCTCCGCTTCTGAAGTAAAAGAACTCGCTATCCATATGGCTGAGTCTTGGCTTCCTGCAGCAGCTGCCAACAAAGTGCGTCTGCTTGAGAAGTCTGGTATGCCTCTGGAGCAACGCCAAGCCGCAGAAGAACTGACCGCTAAGGTCAATACAACTGCTGCTTGATAATGGCAACATTCAAACGCCGCACTGATAATCGCGAAGAAAATTATTTACAGGGAAAAGCCCCTTATTCAGGGACTTTGGGGAGAACTGGGCAGATCAACCCGTTGGATAAGTTTGCTGCAGACATGCAGGATCGGAATCCAGGGTATGAGGAGTTTCAAACTGACGGGAGAACTTTTCAGGAAATAGCTCCTCTTTCTCAGGCAAAGTTTGATCGCGCTGCTTCAACGTCTATGCCTGCATTCCGCGATGATGTAGACAATGCCCATGCAATTAATTTTCTGAATAACTATCAACTAAGTGTTCAGAAAGGTTTGATTAGTGAGGACGATAGGGTAGGCCCAGATAAAATAGCTAATATCGCAACACAGCCTGCGACTATGGCTTCTAACGAAAGTAGCCCTGAAACAGCAGGCAAATTCCCTGGCGCCAGTGGAGTGAAGATTTAAATGAATAAAGTTACAGGCCGAATGGCTGGCAAGGCTTTAGGTGTTTTTTTAGATGCTATTGGTTCGGCGGCTGCAACTAAAGCCACTGATTATGTAGCGTCAAAAATTGCAGGTTCAGAGCTTGCTGATAAAACTGACGCACCTGGCCTACGTGGCGACATTCTTCGTGGAGCTCCTCAAGCTGCAGGTGAAATCGCAAGATACGGAGCACCTATCGCTACTGCCGCTGCTGGTGGAGCACTCTTGGCAGGAGGGACTGCCTTAGTACAGGGCATCGGACCTGGCGAAAAACCTCGTTCTGACTACTACGTCGGAATGGGTAGCCCGATTGATCAGATGGCAATGCGCCAACAGGGAGCAGTTGACCAGTTGATGATGCGTCAACAAGGTTCAGCCGAAAGCATCGAGCAGAAGTTAATGGCCGACCTGGTCCGGACTCAGGCACACGCTGCACTTGCAGACCGTAAGTTTGAACATCAAATGGCGTTACAACAGCATCGCCAAGATGCGATGACACCGCGTAATCAGCCGATGTCAGGTGGCGGTGATTTAAACTATGTATTCAGGCAGGGCTACGACAACCTCAGTCGTAATTACAGCTATTAATTAGAAAAATGCCAAATCCATATTTCAATCCGGGCAGAAATCCGTACGACATGGGTACAGCGGTCGACTATGAATTACCTGCAGAAGCCTATCCAACCTTTAAGCCTGATCCTGGCACTACTTTTAACTGGGCAGATCAAGAAGAAAAAGAGCCGACTTTTGGTGAACGTTTTTCCGATGCACTCAAAGAAAACATTGGTTCATACACGAAACGATTTGCAGGCGCTGGTGAAAAAACAGGAGGAAATATAACAAGCGTCAGAGCAGCCGGAGATACAGTAGCCGATTTAGGCGGTGGAAATACTTTGTTTGCCCCTGACACCACTACAGCGATGCGGATGGCTCAAGCTGGTCAGCAGCAAAGCAGTGGCGGCTTTGGTCGTATGGCTGGCTCAGCCATTGGTGGATCCATTGGTTCAGCCTTAGGTACTTCAATGATTGCTAAAGCTGGCGGTGCAGCTGCGGCAGGATTAGGCACCACAGTAGGTGCTGCAGCTCTCGGCCCAATTGGTGCAATTGGTGGCGCTCTAATAGGTGGTCTGTTCGGGTAAAGGGTTACACAATTTAAAATAAATAGCATAAGAAGAAGTATTAAGCATGGGCCTTCCTTTAGCAGCTCTTTTACCTATCGGTGGCGCCGTGCTCGGCGGCGTTGAAGGTTACAAAAAGTCAGGTGGTGATGTTGGTGCTGCTCTACTTGGCTCAGGTTTAGGCGCACTTGGTGGCGGGGGTTTGCGGATGGCCGGAATGGGTCTAGCCGGAACTGCATTAGCAAATAACGCTCTTTATAAAACTTTGGCTCAAAAGGCTGCAAAAGGTACTATTACCGCAGCAGAAGCTGGCACGCTTCAAGCAATCACTAAAGGAGCAGGACTTGCAGGTACGGGCGTTGGTTTAGCCGCACTGCCCCTGGCCAGTGGTGTAGCAGGTAATGTTGCAGGCGGCCTTAAGGGTCCTGCGCAAGGAGCAGCTCAAGTCGCAGGTGGCGTGATCGGTTACACCGCAGAGGGTGCACCGGTCTACGGCAATGTTGGTGGTGCAGCTGTTCCTCCGGTTGGTCGCTATGGCGGAATGGCTCCGTATGGCGGACCGCTTGACGTCCTCGGACCTGCTGGTATGGGCCAACGTCTTCAGACCATTAAAGATGCTGAGACCATGCGCGATGCGATGCGCCTGCTGAATCCTGAAATCCTTGCTGCATCTGAAGCTCGCTCTAAGAAAGAGTTCGAACGCAACATGGCTGCTGCTGGTATCCGCCAGAACATTGCAACTCGCGCTGCCATGATTCAGAAAGCACAGCAAGCTGGATTGCAAGCTGGCTTAACGGCTGCTGAGCAATCAGGCCGGGCCTTGACCCAACAATATCAATATCAGTGATATGACAAAAGAGCAGTACGAACTTTTAGTCAAACAGAATCTCTTGGCACGACAACGTGCTGCCGAGATGGGACAAGTCGTATCTACAGGTGGCATTGATTTAAGCACTGGGCAAAGACCCGCGTTTAAGTTTGGTCCCATTGAAATTGGGGATGCAACAGATTACGGTCAGCTTTCTGATTCTGTGCTAGCTGATACTGCTGCGATCAACCGATCTTTGATCGAGGCTGGTGAAGCAAAAGCCGAGGAGGAGCGCAAGACTTCAGATCAGCGTATGGCAGACCTGATCAAACAGACAAGCACCGGCAATATCCAAGACAGTCTTGAAGCGCTCAGGCAGTATCGTCTCAATACTCGGGATTTAGATCGGCAAGAAGCGGACGAAGCAGTTAATCGTTCCGTTGTTCAGAGCCAGATGCAAATGGCTGCAGCAATGCCTTTCTTGGACATGGCAGGGCAACGTGCAACTGAGCGTAATTTAAATGCAAGCCAGAGGTTCCTTGCTTTCAAAGAAGGTCAGCCTACCGCTATCCAAAATCGTATGTTGATGAGCTCTTCTGCATACGCACAGAACCTCAATGCTGTAGCCAATGCAGCCACTGCAGCTGCAAACATGGCAAGGTCTGGAACTGGTCGTCGATTCGGCTAGTGATAAAATTTTAAAAAGGAGGCATTAGAAATGGGTTCAGGCGGCGGCGGTTCAAGCACAGAAGTTAAATACGTGGATATCGACCCAAAGGTCGTCACGACTCCGACTGATGCTTTTCGGCAGCAACTCATGTTAGGTCAAATTGCACAAAAGCAGAATGAGAACAACATGCGACTTGGTGCGCAGTTGGATCGCACTAATGCCGAGTTTTTCCAGACTCAGAACTTACGTGGTATCCGCGCTCAAGGTGCAGAGACCAGAATGAATATTGCAGCTCAGGGTCAGCAGACGCGCTTAAATATCGGCGCTCAAGGCGTACAGACTCGCCTGAATATTGGCAAACAAGGTGAGGAGACACGAGCCACTCGCCGGGTTGAGGGTGAAGAGCAGCGGAAAGGTATCGTCACCACTGGTGAACAGACTCGACTCACTAGACAGGAAGAGGGCAGGCAGCAGCGTCTTGGTATTCAAGAGCAGACGAAAGGGACTGTCACTATCCGCAGAGCTGAAGGCGAAGAGCAACGTGCAGGCATCAGAACTACCGGGGGTGAGACACGCTCCACACGTCGGGTTGAAGGTGAAGAGCAACGCGCCGGAATCAAGGTCACAGGTGGTGAACAGCGAGCAACTGTTCGTACCACGGGCGAAGAAACTCGGGCAACTGAGTTGCAACGTGAGCAGTTCCGTCGCTATAAAGAGAACAGGGACTACGAGCAGGCACAACGCCAGGCAAGAGCATGACGGAATGGATTCACGAACTAACTGATAAAGACCGTGAATCCTTCTTAGCTTTCTGCAAAAAGTCAACAAGTCCGATACAGATGTACCTGTATGCCAGGTTTCTTGGCTTTCAGGGTTCTATCGTGGATTGTGATACTTGGTCTCAAGAGACTTACAAGAAGCGGAACTTCGCTGCTGTCTTGGAAATGGAGATCGATGCGATGACGCAGGACATCTCGAAGCTACGTGATGCTATCGATATGGGCATGGTCAAGCAGGATATGGGCACAGCGCGTATTGCCATGTTGCAGAAAGAGCTCCGTGGTGCGATCAAGCAGCTTCAGGATGAAAAGGTGTTGATGGATAAGCAAGGTTTGATTCTTGCTGGTGCAGACCGAGCACTGCGTGAGATGATGACTATCTTCCGTGATGACCCGATCGAGGGCCCACTCCAGGAAGCATCGATGGGCGTGTGGACAAAGATCTTGCAAGAAGAGTCTTGATAAAATTGTTTTACAAAGCTTGTAATAAATATGTCGGCTTTACCTAAAAGAACTTTACGGTCTCTCGTAGAAAATAGGCCTAATAGATATCCAGACATTATGGACGAGATTCCTCGTACCTACGAACCAGACTTTCGCACATTACCTCATTATCCTGAAGGAAGAACGAGACGTGGGCTTCCAGGGATTTTTGATGATTTTCCAGGAGTGCCGAGCGGTCTTCCAGGCCGTAAAAAAGAGACTTACGAAGAGTGCCAAAGTCGACAAGATCCTGGTGTGATGCACATCATGGATCCTTGCCAAGGATTGCCACATGGTGGATTTAAGTTACCTGATTTAGGTGCAGATTCAAAGGGTTACCCAAGCATTCCACAAGGTCCCAGTGTGGGGGAGGAGTTAGGTAAATTAGCTGGTATGTTCTTAGGTCAATTCATCCAAGACCGCCTTGGTGGACGCTAGTAATGCTTAAAGAACTAAATGTATCGCTGCCTACGTCGAGCTACGACTTTAGTAATGTCCGTGAAGAGACCTACGAAGAGTGTGTGATGCGGAATGCAGGTTCTGGTGGCACTGGCCCCGAAGACCCTTGCAAAGGCAAGCCGCGTCAGAAGTTTGGATTACCGGAAGAGCGTGTCCAGTACTTCCTTAATAATCCAGAAGAGGCGATGCCAAAGTCCAACGGCAATGGAGCTGCTTTTTTAAATGGATACATAGAAAGCAACCTTAAGTAATAATTACTGCGCTATGCTTTCAGCATGGCAGGAACAAGTATTTATAGCGTATATCGACGGACTGCACGGGCTGCTGCACAGCAACGTGTCGTAAAGAAAACGTCGTCGATTGACGTAGAAAAAGCAAGGACAGATTTTGCATATTTTTGTGAGGTAGTAGGTGATAAACCACCTGCCGCCCATCACTTGGAATGGCATAAGTACCTGTGCACCGGGGAGGACTCTGAATGCTTAATCGGAATCGGTGGCCCTAACATCGACATCCTTGCACCACGGGGTAGCGCAAAGTCCACGATCTTAGGTCTTTATACCGCCTGGTCCATCGGCATCCATGCACTGGCGAAGAAACCTTTGAAGATCCTCTACATCTCCTATACGGTCGATGTGGCGCGACCTAAGAGTGCAGCAATCAAACGGATCATCGAGGAGAGTAAAACATACAAAGAGATTTTCCCTACCGTAAAAATCGCAAAAGGAATCAACTCTAACGAGTACTGGAGTATTGACTGGAAGTTTGCAGGTATCAAGTCAACGGGTGAGGAAGAATTTACTGTTTGTTGTGCAGGTCTTAAAGGTGCAGTGACCTCCAAACGTTCACACCTCTGCATCATTGATGACGCCATCAAGAGTGCGGATGACATCAAAAACCGGGACATCCGTCAGGCGATGGAAGATAACTGGAACTCAGTTATTGTTCCGACCATGTTTGAGGGTGGCAGGGCGATCTGTCTAGGCACCCGCTTCCGCCATGACGACATTCATAACTCCACGTTCATCCCTGCCAATGATTGGGTGCAGATCATCCAGTCTGCTATCACGGTCGATGACAACGGAGATGAAATCTCGTATTGGCCGGACATGTGGTCGCTTGATTACCTACGTGACCGTCGCCGTCAGGCCCCTGTTGCTTTTAGCTTCCAGTACCAGAATCAGGTCGTCCAAACCAGTGAGCTTTCGCTGTCCCCTGATCTAATCATCAAGGGAACCATCGACATGCAGTTCGAAACCTTAGGAGTCGGGGTTGATTTATCAGCGGGCGTTCGTGAACGGAACGACTACACGGTCTTCGTGATGGGAGGGCGCGTGGGAGGGAAGATTCACATCATTGATTGCAAGAGACTTCGTATCATGGGTAACCTTGAGAAGCTCGAAGCATTAATGGAGATGATGGAAGAATGGGGTGTCATAAGTAAAGATAACGATCAGTACTTCCCAACCGGCAGCGGGATCGAAATCTGGTCAGAAGCCGTGGCTTACCAGGCATCTTTGGAAGCTGACTTCAAGCGAATCTGTCTCGGAGAACACGGTCTGTATAACATGCATTGGCATCCAGTCAAAGGTTTTAGAGGAGATAAAGTTGCTAGATTCCGGGGCATCATGGGCATGTTCGAGCAAAGGAAAATAGTATTTAATAAATATCGCAAGTTTCAGGCGTTGACCGACGAGATTGTCAATTTTGGAGTCAGCTCTCATGATGACTGTGTCGATGCACTCGTCTGGCTTTGCAACGGTCTGATGACCAGAGGAAAACTAGAGTTAGAGTATTGACGATTTAAACTATAGATATTCACCGCGATGTCTCCCAGCTACTTTAAAGTAGAGCTTGAGCAAGATGCTTATGGTTCTGCGATTCTTCCCCTACCGGATGAATTGTGCCACGATCTAGCACTGCAGCCGAACGAACGATTCGATGTAGAAGCTGAAGATGGTGTGATCACGTTCAAAAGGGTAGAAGCTGGTTACGATATTGATCAGTAGACCTCTTAAACAGAATGGGCGATAGTGCTAAATCACAGCTTGAGGCTATCCTCAAATCGGTAGTCTCACGCAATAGTGAAGGCCCTGCGGACACCATGCTGGTGAGCGCACACCTCTCCCAAATGAAGATGTTTGGGATCAGGCAGGGTGTGGAGTTCTACCCGTTGCAAGATAATTTGGGTACGCAGCGCTACGACTTTATCCAGCAAGTCATCAAGTTCAATAAGTTAGATGCACGTTTAGATTCGATTTGGGACCGGTTCCTTGCATACGGCAAAGGTCTTTTTTATATTCGACCGACTCAAAAGACATATCGCATCTACTGGTTCGATAAAGATTCCTATAGAACTTACTATTCACCAGAAGGTGATTTAGAAGAAGTAATCATTATCTATCCTTACAAGGTACGTTCTTCGAAAGGATTTAAAGGTGTTGGTTTAGATACCAATAAGAGGTATATGCGTCTTCGCATTACTGCGGACACAATCGAAGAATCTCATAGCGAGCAAGAGATTAACTTCGATAATCCAATGGAGGACGTGCCGTTTAGTAATAAAACGGAAGTCAAAAATACCATGGAGTTCATTCCATGCGTAGAAGTACTGAACAATCCTGATGCCTTTGGCACTGAAGGCAGTGGTGAGTTTGATTGGATGGCCAACCAGATTGTCGCTCATGATGAGATGGTTAAGAACATCAGGGCCAACCTCTCCTTCTTTGGTAATCCGACCCTGCTGTCTTCTCGCCCGAAGAATGACATTATCGAGTATGACCAGAATGACCCTGGTCAGAGACCAAGTATTTCTAGTCAGTCTGGATTCCAATCTGAGTTCAACCTGAGTAGTTCAACTTATAAGCAGGATCCGACAACTCGAAATCAACCAGGGTATATCGGCAAGCCTGGTTCAGGCATGCGTGTACCTCGTGTGATTGCAAACCTTGAGCCCACCGATCGAGTTGGTTTCATCACACCCAATGCAGTTAGTACAGATCAGGCACGTTATGCAGAACAAATGCGTAGCGAGATCCGCCTTGCACTTGGTGGTATTGATGACCTAAGTATCACAAATGTGACGGCTACAGAATATAAGTCTGCTTATGGACGTGTAAGTGCAACTGCGAAAAAGAAATGCCTACAGCTTTATACATATGGAATTTGCCGTTGTTTAGAGCTGATTGTTTTCCAAGAAGAGCAGATTTTCCGTAAATCACTTGCCTATGCATTGAACATTAAGTTCCCTGTCTTGCCTGAAGATCCAGACGATAAGGCACTTGCAAAATACGATAAAGCAAAAGCACGCTACGAACAAAAACTAGAAGCTGCTATTCAAGAAGCAGCCGAGACCAGGGAGATCCCACCGGGTGTCCTTGGCCTCGCGCCAGACGGTGATAGAACCATTGAATGGCGTTGGTTGGGTCCTGTGTATGAAGATACAACACAGGATAAACTCAACCAGTCTATCTTCACCAGGAACTTGCAAGAGTTAGGTGTTGATAGCATTGAAGCACTGAAGTATCTATTCCCTTCTAAAACGGATGACGAAATCGCGAGCATGCTCTCAGGTTTCCCATTCCGGGTGGTAGGGGAAGTACAGAGGGCTTATTCCGCGTTCATTGATCTAATCAATCAAGAAATGCGGACACCACATCCGCAGCAACCGAATCTTCCGATGTCTGCGGATCCGAGATTAGATCTCACCCCCTTCCTTTACCGCACACTTGAAAGCCTACAAAAAGAGGTAACTTATGCAGGCCGATACCGCAATGCCGACCCAGTCAGCACCCCAAGTATCCCCGACCCAACCGAGCAGCTACGCGGCTCCAGCCCAGACGGCGGCGCAGGCTCCATCGGTGGCAACGACCCAGCAGTGGGTGGCGCCTTACCAGCAGGTGACGGCCCCAGCCCCGCAAATGCAGGCCCAGATGGCGGCCCAGCCACAGGCATCAACCCCTACTCAGTACGCCCCCCAGCAGTACCAGGCACCCCAACAAACGGAGAATCCTTACAAGGAGGCATTCAACCGAGTGGTGGGGCTCCTGAGTTCGCCCGTCCAATTCCCGTCCCTGGGTCAACAGTCGACTCAGAGCCAGACCGTCGATCCGGCCAGCTACCCTTCCCAGCAGGGTCTCCAATTCAGCAATTTGGCGACGCAGACCTCTACGCCTTCGACCAACAGCAACCCGGCATATTCCAACGGCTCTTCCCAAACCTCTCTGGAGATCAGCCCGGAGCAGCTTCAGGCAGCCGGAGTAAGCGAAGCAAGCGTTGAGGTTCTTAATCACTTTGGGGCAGATGCGCCTCAGATTCTTAACAACTACGCCTGTCAGATCGAAGACGCGCTGATCACTACTAATCAGCAACTCAACGAGGCCGTCAACCTGCTTCAGGATCTTTCCAATGAGCACAAAGCTTATGAAGCCATCCTGACGGATCCCGACATCCTTGCAGACTATACCTGTGAGTTCTTCGGTGAGAACGGTCCTCATCCCGTCGCAGACGAAGCTCCTGCAGCTCCCCAAGGCATGCAGGTTGGACAACAACTGCAACAGCAAGCTGTGGCACCTGAGCGTCCTTCTATGCCTGTCCCTCCTCAGCCCCAGCAACCCGCTAACGCAGGTGACTTCTGGAACAACTTCGGCAATGTCGCCGACCGCGATCCTCAGAATGCTTGGCGCTATCTGAACTCTGCTCAGCAGAATCCTCAGATCTTCCGGGACAAGCTTCTGGTTATGGAGTGATAACGAAACTTAATTAGTTTTAGAATAAGGGGGTAGTAAAACTGCCCCCATATTTTTTATTTGATCATGGCAAAGAAAAAGGCAGGAGCTAGAAAACGCGCTGAAGATTTTATTCAGGCAATCGGCACTGCCGGTGGAGCTCTCGGTGCTCCTGGTCTCGTACAGTTTGGTGCAGGTGATATTCAACGTCAGGTCGCTTTAGGCCAGACTGATGAATACTCTGGATATCGTGCCCAGGACATGGAAGCTGGTGTTGGAAGCCCTAATACACCTACACCGCCCATGCCAAGAGATTTGGACAGTGCGTATTTAAAGCTGAACTTACCAGGTTCACCGCTTCCGCAAAACGCAATGTTTATGCCAAACAACATGGCTGTAGCTGAATTTCAGCAGGAGCAGATTGCGGCTAGTGCTCAGCAATTCCTGATGCAACGTCTCCCTATGACCGGCCAGTTACCCATGGGTGTAATGCAACCCAAATCTAAAAAAGGATCTTGATGATGGACAACTCTAAAGCAAAAGAAGCCTTAAAAAAAGCCATGATGGCTAAAGCCATGGCGTCTATTGATCCAGAAGTTCAGGGTCAAATGTCAGCCATGCAACCTGCAGATGGCCTTATCAATCCCTATGGACGCATCGGCACTGTTGGCGCTAACACTTATAACCCTGGAAACATGGTGGATGGTTCACCTATTGGCGAAGCTCGCGCAGTAGGCCGCCAATTAATGCCTTAAATAATCCGGGTTGATAAATTGTTGCTATAATTTTTTGTAATGGAATGAAAATTTCCATATAGAGGATATGTGTCCTCAAGTATCAGCGTACTAAAACTCTGCTGAGAAATTCCTATGTTCATCGATAACGACTTTCCCAAGCTGTTGGGTGCGGAACTGTACCGCCCCCATCCGGCTTATGTCGTGGAGATGGCCTGCGAGCCTGTAGTTGTCCACGACTTCACCAAGCAGCCTGGTCAAACCGTGCAGCTGGATCGTTACCGCTTCTTCGGTAACCCCGGCACGAAGACCAGCCGCGAGCGTACCCAAGACCAAACGATCGGAACCGCTAACAGCCGTTCTATCGTCAAAGACAAAGTTCTGGTGTCACTCCGTGAGTACACCGGTCCTGCCGATCCGAATAACACCAGCCTCCCGAGCACCTTCAAGATTGCCCGCGAGACTCTGATGACCGCGCAGCGTCTGCTGCTGGACACCGGGAACCTCAACATGTTCCACCAGTCCATCGGTTCTTTGACTCTGCTGGACGACTATCGCCGCTGGCGCGACCGTGTATTCTTGGACGAGCTGTTCAAGTCCGAGTCACGTGGTCAGTCTTCTGACAGCCAAGGTGGTTACTACTACCCTAACGACCATTCCAAGACTGGTGCAACCGTTGCAGCTTACACCGCTACCGAGTATGCCTCTGAGCGCTTTAAGTTCAACGTCAAGACCGACCTTCTGAACGTCGTCAAGAGCCTGCGTAAGCGTAACGTTCCTGTGTTCCAGGACGGCTACTACCGCTGTATCGCTGATCCCTCCTTCATGAAGGATCTGCGTGCTGATCAAGGCTTCCGCGAAGTGGCTCGTTACCCTGGCATGGGTCAGCCCAACCCGCTGATGGGTATGTCTTCGCCTAACGCTGCTCTGTATCAGGGCGGTCAGTACGGCCAAGCACAATTCGTGGCTGGCGAGCCTATTATGCCTTCTGGATTCGTCTTCGAGGGTGTCCGCTTCTTCGAGTCCACCAACTTCCCCGACAAGACCGCTACCGTCGACATTGGCGATGGCAACGGTGCTTCAAGCCGAACTACCCCTGCTGGTCTGTTCTTCGGTCCTCAGGCTGTTGGCGTTGGTATCGGTGGCCCTAATGCTCAGGTACTGATTAATAACAACGACGATTTCAGTCGCTTCATTATTCTTATCTGGCAACTTTATGCTGGTTTCGCGAACCTGAATAAGGACTTCGTGACCACCGCCTTCACCGTTACTGAGTGATAAAGGAGGTACTTAACTAATGGCATCTTACAAAGCTGAAGCCGGTGCTATTCTTCAACCCGGTAATCAAATCTCTCGCCTGTCCTCCTATAACACCGAAGGTGTTTATGGTCTGCCCGGCGTGGAAGCTTATGAGCTGATCGGCTACGTTAAAATCAATAACGCATCTGCCGATAAAGCTAGCTACAAGAGCTTCAACATCACCATCCCTTCTCCCGACCGCCGTCCTGATGACCGCGTTCGTGACGATCGGACTTCCATGGTTGTCCAAGCCGACGCTACCCGCCCTAGTTATATCTATGGCGCGTCTCTGGCTCTGGCTCAGGACATCCCTGCAGGTGGTCTCGCGACCTTCCCTGCTTCCCCTGTCACTGCTGACCTGGAAGGCACCAACACCGAGGTGCTGCTCCTGGGTCCCGACAACTCCGGTAACCCCCTGGGTATCCCCGGTACTCAGCTCAACGGCCTTGCCGCTGCTAGCTCCAGCCTGACCATTGGTGCCTCTGGCATCGCTCAGGGTACTAGCGACGTCACCGCTGCTGACCTGCCCTTCTGGACCTCTGTGACCTCCACCATCGCAGCTGGCGACGCCGCCAACTCGATGATGTACAAGGTGACTGCTGACACCACCATGAAGGTGTACAACCTCAACGCTGTTGCAAACACCACCATCACTGGTGACGGTGTGAACATCAGCGCTGCTGACATCACCGCTGGCAAGGCTGCCTACCTGGTCTGCCGCGTCAACTACCTGCGTCCTGCTGCAGCTGCTAGCTGGAACGACATTCAGGGCCTGGTTGACTTCGCTTCTCAGGTCGGCGGTAGCGACTCCTGATCTTTTAATCAGATATCTATATGGCGGGTCCTTGAGGCCCGCTTTTTTATTGCCTCAAAAGTTAATTTTGTTATGCTATAGCTGTGAACTAATGTCTTTATGCTGTACCAAAACAAAGTAACTGGTGGACTTGTCGAAGTCATCTCACAGCATGGTGAGGGCATCAAGATGTGTCTCGATGCTAATGAAGAAGTCCTGTACCTCAATGACGAGGATCTAGTGCCCCATTTGGAGGCGACGACCCAGCAAATTAAGGATGAAGAGCGATTGACTGAGTCTCTTGCATCTGAAGGTGTCCGTCCTGCGAAACCCACCAAAAAAGAGACATTCCCTGTTGACACACGGGTAAATCTGAACCTTGCATCAGCTCGTCAAATCGCTGATTCTTTACCTGGTGTAGGGCTTAAAACTGCACGAGATATCAAGGACTTGCAGCTGTCACTCCCTGGTGAACGCTTTTCTCGTCTTGAGCAACTCAAGAGCATCAAGCGTGTCGACTGGGATGAGATCTTCAAAGAGAATCTGGTGCGCGTAGAGTAATTATTGGCGCGTGTTAGTCTGTTATTGGTGCATAAAATTCTGCACAATAGCAGTGGTCTGGTAAATGCAGCTAGATAGTTTCATACAATCAAAGGTACGTTGGCACCTCGGTTACAACTTAACCTCAATCCCTGCTGGTGACTTAGCGCGATTGCAAGAGGCATTAGATAATGTCCAGGACTCTTTTTGGGTCAGCAAGATTGTCGAGCAGGTCAATCGTTGCGACGAGGCTGAAAAGCGTACTGATATGACCGGGACCATGAATAATTCAACGGTCCCTCGCGGTCGTATCGAGTCAATCGCAGGTGACGTTGACCGGACAATTGCGACCACAGACTTCAAGGAAACACTGAAAACGTGGACACAGATATACTTGTACGAAACAGATAGATTAGCGTTGCATTTATATGTACCGAATTATCGCAACCCTGAGCAAGCGCGGTATCGCTTCAATAGGGAAGGGGCTGAATTCATTCAGGCTTTACCTGGGCCTGCTGATGTTGCTGTTGGCACCCGCATTCATTTCGAAACCAATTTCCGCTGAGACGATGAGTCTTTCAATTAAACAGACCGCAAGCATTCTCAAAAAAGCGGGATTTAAGGATGCAGATATTCCGATCATGGTTGCGATCGGTATAGGGGAATCTGGACTGAACCCTAAAGCACATAATCCGACGTACCCAGACGATTCATTCGGTCTTTTTCAGATCAATATGCTGGATGATGCAAGGAATGACTATTTTCTTGGAGCAGAGAGACGTGCGCGTTACGGTCTCAAATCTAATGAAGAATTAAAAGATCCGCTGACAAACGCCAAGGCTGCTCTTGACATTAGAAATACCCAAGGTCTAGATGCTTGGTCCGTTCATAAACATGGTATCGCCGACAAGCACCTTCCCCGGGTGCTTAAGGAGTTGTCAGGCGGGATTCCTGATGCACCCGCCTCGACAGAGTTTGCACAGGACTACGCCAAAAAGGTCCAAGGTAAGGATCCTGTCAATGTCCTTGCATTAAAAGATGGCGTCCAGGGTGTTCTAGACAAGACGTCAGGTAAATTCACTGCAAAAGATTTTACGGATGCCGAAGCTCTTCGCTATGAGCGGTACGGCGGCAAGATCCCTGAAGAAAATAAAAACGTGCTTGAAAAGACACAGGACTTTGTCAAGAGCTATTTCTTACGATGAGATTTGCTCAAGTCCCTGGTTATAGCCAAGCATTTCCTGTCACCTACAGGAATATGTATAACGACTATTCAATGGTAAGTGCTGGGTTGAGCGATCCTTTCCAACCTGGTAAGAAAGAAAAGCACACTCCCTGCAATTTCGTTGTTTCTTACACAGGTGAGAACGATCCTCGCTTTCAGCTAAATAATCCTGCTTACATGCGTGAGGTCACAAGGTCTTATGCAGACAACATTCCCCAAGTTGTTCTTAACAAAAAGCCCGTACAAGCGACATGGTCAAACCAACCACAGAACTAGGTTATATGTACGGCATTCGTAGGAATGCAGTACCAAGAGAGCGCTCTGGACCGAGCAACTCGGGTAAATTCTTTTATGGACAGAGAGGACGTATGGCTGGAGAAAGACTTCAGTTAGACTTATTACAACCTGAAGAACTTCCGAATCCTTACACTAAAGGCGATCGTCTCGCAAAAAGATTCCAAGACTTTAGTGATTCTTTGATCTAATTACCATGGCTGACAAGAAAATGCCTCCTGAGCTTCTTGCTCACTTTAAGAAAAAAGCTGAAGGCAAGGAAGACGATAAAAAGTCTGACAAAGATAAGCGTAAGGAAGCCCTTGAAAAGGCCAAGGGTCGCATGAAAGAAAAGAAAAAGGGTTAATCCAATACCGCTATAATACAGTTAACGTAACCCGCTGAATAAACGTGTCGAGCAGTAGTTCTAATAAGCAGCCGATGATGATCGATCGGCCAGCGACGACATCGACCTTATTGACTGTAGCTTCGGGCCAGGACTTTTCGACAAGCCTTGTCCCTACTGCAGTTGGTAACGCCACTAAGGTGTTTGATGTCGACTCTGCCGCTACGGACACGTCTATTTCCGGTGCATATATTGATGAGATTTTCCTACAGTACACGAAGCGTGTAATTGAGAAGATCGATGCTAAGAGTGCGGTAGCCGGAACCTATTCAGCGAATGGCACATCGATTACGGTGACTATTACTGCCGGACACAATGTTCAGGTAGGTCAAAAAGTTTTCTTAGATATCACGACTCGTAGCTCTGGTACTGATCCTATTGACCAGGAAGCAACGGTCACAGCAGTCACGCCTACGACTTTTGTTGCGACCATTGGTTCAATCAGCGGCACCATCACCGGCAATGTCAGCTGCTTCTTACCAATTGATATTTGTTTTTACCTTGTAAACGTTGGTACTGTCAGTAACACCAACCAGTTCTTCCCTCTTTTTGTCGCCAGCATTCCTGCGACTTACGAGAACACCAATTACAGCCTGACTGTTAACGAGGTGCTCCCTCTAATTAATCACCCTGTGGTGCAGGCCGGTGCGAATTTCACAGGAGCCAATAGCAAGGTCTCTCCTAAGCTCCGTGGCTTGATGCTGAATCGTGGTCAAGCTCTTTATGCAGCTGCCAGCGGCGCATCTGCCCTTACAAACGGCTTCTATGTTGGCGTCCAGGGCGGTTACTATTGATTGTCAACCATGCCTTTCGAAGTCAGCGGGTTTGGAGACTCCTCGAACGGTGGGTTTGATTCTAAATTTACAAAAAAGTTCGATAAGCTAACTGATTTTGGTTCTAAAAAACCAAAACCCTTTGTCCCGCGTGCTTTTAATTTTGAGCCTGCTGACGCAGAAAGCGATAGTGAGACAAAGTTCTACAACCGAGACGCACTTTGGAACCGCTGGCGTCGTGGCTACGATCTTTACAGCATCACGCAGACGTATCTAGGTTCTAATTCGAGGGAAAGAAACACCAGAGGTGATTTTCGGATGTACTGCTCATTTCAGCAGTTCCCTGGTGTGTTTATTCCAGCAAGAATTTTTACATTTCCAAGTAGTAGTACTGAAATTGATGAGCAGATTGTCGCTATTCGCGATACGGACAGCTTCAATTGTTACGAGTTTGGGTTGCCCATTGAACAGGTTAGGTATTTAGGACCGGTTATTGAGGGTACATACAGTCAATCAGGCACTTCTATAACAATTTCAAAGTCAGATCATGGTTTTTTGATCAATGAAAACGTTGCATTGGTCATTGAAACGGGTTCAGGAATCAGTGAGACACTGACTATCTCTGCTGTTACACAAAATACTTTTACTTGCACAGCTTCGACAAGTCTCACGACAAGCGGTAACTTAGATTTCAGACTGTCTACAACCTTCAATGACTTACGTTGGACGCAAATGCGTGCGAAAGTACGTTTTATTCCGCCTACTGGTAACTTTTTAAAGAATGAAAGAATGACAGATCGGGTCATTGAGCGTGACCCAGGTTTGGATGCTACATATTCACAATCAACGACGACAATTACAGTGACATGTTCTCAGGATCACGGCCTAAGTACAGGCAATAAGGTGTTTCTGGAGGTGTCTACAGGCTCAGCGGTTACAAATTTATACGATGTAACCGTAATAAATTCAACTCGATTCACTGTCACTTCTCTTACAAGTGCTACAACCTCTGGTAACGCCAAGGTATTCAGGCGTATTCGAGGGTTTGACTATAACGATTATGTAGGATATACGTGCACAGGCATTGATACACAGAGCGAGGAGATTTTATTTCAGCGAGCTGATAGCTATGCAACAAAAATCGTGAATGATCGCCCGACTACGATTACCCCTGCACATAGAGGATTTACTGTCGGGCGTTTTTTATCTACTGAGATTCGTTATCAGTGCAGCTGCTCTGATTTCATGCGTCGTGAGCGATTTAATCTTTACAAAGAGGCAACAAGGCGTCAATTTCCATCAACGACTATCAACAATGTTAAGCCTGGACAAAGACAAGACCGTGATGGCAATGTTATTAACACGAGGGACGACGTTGGTGTCTATAGTGACTTTGGTTACGTTGCTGTAAACAACTTTTATAATCTTCCTACCTATGAGGACAGCACTGAGTTCTCATACCCGAATCTTTTATACTATCAAGCACGTTGGTGTAAGCATATTTATGCTGCAATGTGGTCAGTAGTACATGATGAAGGCAATAATCCAATTGATATTACGGCTAGTTACACACAAAATGGGCCGTTAATTACCGTATCCGCTCCAAACCACGGTTTGAGTGTCAATACACGTGTCCGTTTTGAGATCACCAGTGGCAATGTTTTAGATGGGGAGTACACAGTATCATCTGTACCAGACCCAAACACGTTTACTGTCATTTATCCATTTTCACAAACGGCAATTCTCGGTTATTGCGTAGTCAAAAGCTTGAAAAAACACGAATATGTTGGCGCGTGGCTACGAGAGCCTAGTGACCAGCCTCTTGGCATCGCTTTAGAACGTTTTTATGACAATTTGGAAAAAGAAAACAGCAGGGTAAGAGAATCTGCAGAGCGTTTATCTACATATGGTTACGGATTGCCCTGGAGTGGTACTAAAGAGGTCATTGGTAATCGTAATCAGCCGGAAATTGTTGGTAATTTCGATGACAATATTGTCAGCATGCTAGTTACTGACAGTATTAGACGAAATCAGAATGACGATGTCGACAGAGATGGCGTCACGAAGAACACAACCACCAACTTGGTTCTTATGATGCAAAAAGTCTTCAATATTGACGTTGACTTAGTGCAAGACACCCGAATGGGGATGTTAGACCAGCCTTTGACGGAATATACGTCTGAATTTCAGTTTGGAGAGGTTGATGGTGGCCGTTATATTAGTTCTGTGCTTGTGGACGAGGGCACTGAGAGTAAACTGGACTGTAAAACGTATAATCCAGTGGTCGAGCAAGTTATTTTTGTTGATTCTGGTCTTTACATCAATACTTAGACATGTCAATTCAAATTTTGAGCCGCCGCTCGACAGTTTTACATGATCGTCCTAATCCGCTCCGGATCGGTGCTGGTGAACTTTGTGTAAATACGAATCCAAATGATCCTGGCCTGTATTTTGCAGACAGCACTGCTTCACCTTCGACAGGATTGATAAAAGCTGGCCCAACTTTTGTTGGAGCTACCGCACCCAACACCCCAGCCGCAGGTTTCGCTACTTCGAGTAAAGGAGAGTCTTGGCTTGATACTGCAAGCACGCACATTCTGAAGATACACGACGGTTCAAATTTTCAAACTGTAAAAGCAGTTGCTTCAAACAGTGCAGGCAAACCAAGCAATCCTGTGGATGGACAGCTTCATTACGATAAAACTGCTAACGACTTATTCATGTATGACGCTACCGGCGCCAACTGGATAGCAGTTTAGTGGCTTATTAAATGATCTAAGATCCTGTCTAGTTTTGAATGCACTGATTCCATTTCCCTCAAGAAATCTTCTTTCAAAACATAATTAGCAGTTAAACGATCTTCCAGATCATCCAAGTCGTCCTCGACACGCTCAAAACGGCGTTCTATTTTATTATTAAAAGAGGTTAAGGCACGTGATAGGCCAGCAAAGGCTCCCATGCCACCTGTAATCACAGCGGTAATCATTTCAGGCGTCACTTTGCCTACAGCTCTATCTTCTTATTCTAGGGGATTTAACAAATTAGAATGATTATACGACTTTAGAATAATATGGCAACGGGATACGAGCCCAATATTGAGGGTGCTTTGACAGTACTCGTTGATCTAATGAATGCAAACGCATTCACAATGACTCGTCAACCGTATGAGCCCAATTATAGAGGCTTGGTTGATGCGCTTATTGATCTAAAAGAAGGTTTTCCTGTCTTTTCTCCTGAACGGGTTGGCTTTGACGTAACGACTTTTGAAGATGTGGCTGATGGAGATGCGCTTTATCTTAGGGCTAGCGATGGTAAAGCAGGGAAAGCATTAGCCAATGGGACGCTTGATCAGGCTACGGTAGTGGGTTTTGCTGATACCGCTGCATCGTCGGGTGATGCCGTAAAATGCCTTGTTGCGGGCGTTCTTGACTATCCGTCTGCAATTGACGCTGGCGACATTCATTTCCTTGCTACAACAGCAGGTGCTGTCACTACTACGGCTCCATCAGGGTCGGGTCAGTACGTTACTCGTGTAGGAGAGGGTGCCACGGCTAGTGAATTAAGTATTCAAATCGAACCACCTATATTACTTGTGTAATGAGTACTAATTACGAACCATATTCACAGAATACGGAAGGCTTGAAAGAGGTTTTAATTGACCTGAAATCAACATTGTCCGGAAGAACTGTCTACTCTGTAGCAGGATTTGGTGCTATTGCATTTGAGGATGTTTCGCAAGGTGATGCAGTTTACGCTCGCGCAAGTGACGGGCGCGTCGGCAAGGCATCTAATAATGGAACACTAGATCAAGCGACTTGCGTTGGTTTTGTACAGACCTCAAAATCAGCAGGACAAGAAGCACGTGTTTTAATTGTTGGCATATTAGCTAAAAACGGTCTTGACGCAGGCGATACACATTACTTAGGGGTAAATGGTGGTCTAGTATCGACACCACCTACTGGACCGAATAAATACTTGGTTCGCCTTGGTGAAGGCATAAGCACTACCAACCTAGCAATCCATATTGAGCCACCTATCCTCTTAACTTAAGTACGTGCGATAGGATGGTTCAATAGACAGTTTAATTACGCAATGTTTTTAAACTGAAAGGGAATTACAAATGGCAACAAAAAAGTCACTTATTCTCAATGCTGGTCTCTTACAGGAGCTTAATTCTTCTGCAGATAAACTTGACCTGGCAGGTAATAGTACGTCTGATTTATCAGAGGGTACAAATCAGTATTTCACTAACGCCCGCTCTCGGGGAGCTGTAAGTGTTACAGACTCTGGCGGATTAGGTTCACTTGCCTATAACTCGACCTCTGGAGTTATTACTTACACTGGGCCGAGCAGCTCAGATGTACGTGGTGAAATCTCGGTAGCATCCGGATCAGGACTGTCATACGACAGTAGTACTGGTGAAATCGGCACGAGTGCGATACCAAACTCGCAGTTAGCTAATTCCAGTCTGACTATCGGTTCGACTGCAGTTGCTTTGGGCGCTACTGCATCGACCATTGCAGGACTAACAAGTCTGACATCGGCCACCGTAGTTGCAAGCACCACACTGAATATCGGTGCTGATGGTGCTGCAAACAGCATCAAAATTGCCTCCGGTGGGATTACCTATGAAGGCTCAGGTGTAGACGCACATGAGACTACCGTTTCAGTTGTAAACCCGACGGGTGATCGCACCATCAATTTCCCAGATGCTAGTGGAACGGTTGCACTATTAGGTTCTCTAAGTGCAGCCAACAGTGGCACCGGATTCGGCTCTCTCGCCTACAACTCTGGAACCGGAGCATACACTTTTACTGTCGTAACAGCAGCCAATATTAGGGCGCAGGTATCAGTCACTGATTCTGGCGGCGACGGTTCATTAGCCTATAACAACTCGACAGGCGTTCTTACCTACACCGGACCGAGTGCCGCTGAAGCCCGTGCACACGTTAGCGTTGCAGCTGGCTCAGGACTTACATACAACAGCAGCAGTGGTGAGTTCGGGACTAATGCCATACCTAATGCACAGTTAGCAAATAGCTCGATTACTATCGGATCGACTGGTATTGCGCTCGGTACGACAGCTACAACCCTAGCTGGTCTCACTTCGTTTACTTGTAACGCAATCGTCACTAATGACGATGGATTTAGGGTCCGCGATAATAGTGATAATACTAAGCAGCTTGCATTCGAATTATCCGGTGTAAGTTCAGGCACCACTCGTACTCTGACTGTTCCTAACGTCAATGGGACAATCGCAGACGAAGGATTTGCTACAGCAATTGCAGTTGCATTAGGATAACGTTATGGCAACCCAAGTACAATTCCGCAGAGGCACATCTGCTCAGCACCAGACTTTCAAAGGTGCTCTCGGCGAGATTACAGTTGACACCACAAAGAGTTCATGCGTTGTTCATGATGCAGTGACAACGGGAGGATTTCCTCTTTTACGTGAAGACGGAACAAACTCCTCCTTTGCTCTTGGATCACTATCAAGCTGTGCACTTAAATTTGCGTCTGATGCAAACACAGGCATCATTAGCCCTGGACCCGATCAACTTAGTTTAGTGACCGGAGGAGTTGCTAGACTTACAATAGACTCAGCAGGCGCTGTAACCATTCCAGGCAACGTTTCTATCGCAGGTGATCTAAACGTGTCTGGAGCTCAGAACTCTAACATTGCATTAATTGTTGCTCTAGGCTGATATGGCAAACACTTTTAAGATCAACACGAAATCCAGCCTTGTCACAGATGCTGTTTCGAGTGCTAACACTAATGTCTTATCAGCAGGTGGTAGTGCCACTCTTGTCATCTTGAGTGTGCTGGTTTCTAACAAAGGCGCGTCTGCAGCTGATGTCGATGTCTACCTAGTGACGAATACAGGAGACGATGTATATATCATTCGCAATGCCCCAGTCCCCTCAGGGTCGTCTCTTGAGTTGATCTCAGGTTCTAAGATCATTATGGAGTCCAGTGATATTTTACGCGCACGCTCAGATACAGCGACAACATTAGATATTTCAGTTAGCTACCTTGAGCAGACTTGATAAAGCATGGCACTTACGTCAATTGCAACGATCTCTAATTACCATGAATTAGAGGCTAAGATAGCTTCTCTTGAGGCGAAAGTAGAGAAGCTATTGACTCCTGAAAAGGTTCTGGAAAAAGCTGACGAAACTTGGGATATTGTTCGTGAGAAGCGTGATTATTTACTGACCAGCACTGACTGGACTATGACACCAGGTGCTTCTGTTGATCAAGCCCAATGGGCGGCATATAGACAGGCTCTGAGAGACCTTCCGCAGACATATAGCTCCGCTAGATTAGAAGATATTACATGGCCCGTCCAGCCTAGTTCTACACCTGCTTGATAAAAAATGTCTTATATCGGTAATGATCTTCAAGTAGCTGCTAGCCGCTATCGAATTATTGATGATATTAGCTCGGGATTTAATGGAAGTGAGACGAGTTTCGCGCTTCAAATTGGTGGAGTAGCGCCTACACCTTTTCCTGTAAATGCTCAGCAGTGTTTGATTTCAGTAAACGGCGTTATTCAGGAACCTGATCCATCAGGTTCTGCAGGTTTTAACTTAGTTGGAACAAATATTGTTTTCAGCTCTGCTCCAACCAATGGCCACGCCTTCTTCGGTGTTGTTTTGGCTGGTGCCGATTATGTGACAGCTGGAAGCAAATTTCCAGACGGAAGCAATACCGCACCATCGGTCACTTTCACCAGTGATAGTGATACAGGACTGTACCGCGCTTCATCAGGTGAAGTAGGACTAGCTAAAAACGGTGTTGCACGCTCCTTCCAAACTCTAGAAGAAGCACAGACAATCACAGGAGTAAAGACATACAACGCTGCTGCAATTGCAGAAGTTACAACTTTGAGTAACGCCTCTAGCACTGTAGCTGTTGATCTTTCTCTTTCAAATAATTTTACGCTTACTTTGAACGGCACTGTCAACACTATCGGTGCACCAACAAATGCAGTGGCTGGACAAAGCGGTTCTATTTTTCTAGTGCAGGATTCGACCGGCTCTCGTACTACTGGTTGGCATAATAATTGGAAATTTGCCGGAGGGACCGTGCCAACTTTAACAACTACCGCGAGTGCCGTTGATCGCGTAGATTACATTTGTAAAAGTAGTACTGAAATACACGCCGTTGCTACACTGAATTATACGCGATAGGTAGATGGCACATTTTCATAATAATGCTCTTATCGGCGCGTCGGGCGCTGGCGGTGCTGGAGAATTCAGGATTGAACGTAGCTTGCGGTTTGATCAAACTGCAACGGCCCATTTGAGTCGCACTCCGTCTGCTAATGGAAATAAAAAAAAGTGGACCTGGAGCGGATGGGTGAAAAGGTGTACGAATGGAAACAGGGATGGCCTGTTTGAGGCTGAGGCTAACGGAAATTACACGCTTTTACGGATAAGAGACGATAACGACAAAATTAGCCTTGACCAGTACGGAGGAGGCAATTTTTACGTCTTAACCGATGCTGTATTTCGCGATAATTCTTCTTGGTATCACATTGTTTGCGCTGTAGATACAACTCAATCCACTGACTCAAATAGGGTCAAAATTTATGTTAATGGTGTTCAACAAACGCTAACAGCAGGTACAAGTTGGCCCAGTCAAAATCAAGACACACGCTTTAACGACACTTCTTATGCAATGAGAATCAGTGGAGTTAATGGCGGTACGCAATTTGACGGCTATATGGCCGAGGTTCATATTGTCGACGGTCAAGCACTTACTCCGACTGACTTCGGTGAATTTGACTCCGACACTGGTGTTTGGAATCCGATTGAATACTCTGGATCACACGGGACCAACGGCGCCCACCTCGATTTTTCAGACAACAGCAGTACATCTGCTCTTGGTAACGATGCAGCTGGTAGCAATAATTTCACGGCTAATAATTTTTCTGTTGCATCAGGCGAAGGAAACGACAGCCTGCTCGACACGCCGATGAATTATGAGGCAGATACTGGCAACAATGGTGGCAACTATTGTGTTTGGAACCGTCTATCTAGTAATGGCGGAGTTACGATCAAAAATGGAAACTTAGACACTGTAAATACGGGCTCATCATATGACAATCCCCGTGCCACTTTTGGTATGTCGTCTGGTAAATGGTACTGGGAAGTTAAACTTACGTCCTTTGCGGGTGGCTTTCACGTTGGTTTAGCATTGCCAAATGCAGCAAATTCAAGTTATCTCGGAGCAACATCGGGCACTTGGGCTTATGGGGATTCCGGGCAAAAGTATGATCAAGGGAGTAGTTCGAGTTACGGAGCATCCTTTACTACTGTTGGCGACGTAATTAGCTGCGCTTTCGATGCTGATGCAGGGTCAGTTGTTTTTTACAAAAACGGAGTTTCTCAAGGGACAGCTTTCACTGGACTAACAAATGGTCCATACCTTCCTGCTTTGTACGCACGGGTGAACAGCACTGGAGGCAGTTGGAACTTTGGCCAACGTCCCTTCACTTATACTCCTCCCAGTAATCACAAAGCACTTTGCACGACTAATCTTACCGACCCAACGATTGCCGACGGTTCGACGGCGTTTGATGTAATTACGGCAACAGCTACTGCTGCGGATAGAACATTCACAATGCCTGGCGGTTTTGGCCCTGATTTTGTATGGGCCAAACAGCGGAATGCAGATAATAATAATGCGCTGTTTGACGCCGTGCGGGGCGCTACCAAGCGCTTGGTTTCAAACTCAACGCAAGCTGAAGACACTCAAGCTAATCAGCTGAAAGCTTTTACTAGCACTGGTTTTACCTACGGTTCTGATATTCCTAACAATAGTGGTGCAACAGGTGTTTATTGGTGCTGGGACGCTGGAACGTCAACGGTCAGCAACACTAACGGCAACATCACATCTAGTGTCCGCGCCAATACATCTGCTGGGTTCTCAATTGTTACTTGGTCAGGAAACAGTCAAAACGCGACTGTAGGCCACGGCTTAGGGGCTACGCCAGAAATGATTTGGCATAAAAGAAGGAATGGCTCTGCTTCTTGGGTTGTTTACCACAAGGATGTAGGCAACAACAAGTTCCTGCAGTTAAACGCTATTGATGGTGAAAACCAGGGATCTTATTTTGACAATAAGAGCCCTACATCAACCATTTTCAATGTTTCAGATTTTGATGAAATTAACAGGAGTGGTAGCAATTATGTAGCCTTCTGCTTTGCACCTGTCGCAGGCTATAGCGCGTTTGGTTCGTACAGCGGCAACAATAATGCTAATGGTCCGTTTATTTTTACCGGATTTAGACCTGCTTGGCTTCTAATTAAGCGAAAAAATGGTAGCGCAAACTGGTACTTAGTTGATAATGCGAGAGACCCTGACAATGATGTCCATAAGTACCTCAAGCCTAATACGAATAGTGCAGAGATTGATACAAACTCAGAAAGCACAAAAAATAATTTGGATTTTCTTTCCAATGGATTCAAATTGAGGGGCACGGAAATCAGCACAAATGCTTCACAGGACTACATCTACGCCGCCTTCGCTGAGCATCCCTTCAAAACCGCCCGTGCGCGGTAAATTTCCTTGATTTAGATTACTAAAAAAGCAACTAAATAATGTACGTACTCGACGGCAAACGATTAAGGTATGACATTCCATTTACCGTAGGAGACGTAACGTACCCTGCAAATTGGCTACGTCTGTCTACCTCAGAGCAAAGAGAAGCTCTCGGTATTACGGAAAGACCTGAAATTGTTGAAGCCTATTATGATCAACGTTTCTTTTGGGCTGTAGACAATCCTAAGCTTTTAGAAGATACTCCAGTATTGGATGCGGAGGAAAACGAAACAGGTGAAACCCGAGCTGGTTTAAAAACATTGTGGGTGCAGACACAGAAAGATGCGGCTGCCAATCTTCTTCTCTTGACGGACTGGTATGTGACACGTAAGTCCGAAACGGGTGTAGCAATCCCAGATGAAATCATAGCTGCACGTTCAGCTATTCGTGCTGCATGCGAACAACGTGAGACTCAAATCGGTGACTGCACAACAACAGAAGAACTAGCTACACTAATCTCAGAGGGAGGACTAACTCCGTGGCCCGGAAGTGGTAACTAATCTTCTGCATTAGAATACAAACATTAGTCAGGCATTATGTACATTCTTAACGGCTCTCCACTTCCGCTTGATACTGCTTTTGAGGCAAAGGGTATCAGCTATCCTTCCAACTGGTTACGCCAGTCCACAAAAGTACAGCGAGCTGCGCTTGAGATTACGTGGGAGCCTGACCCTGCTCCGACACATGATCAAAGATTCCGTTGGTCAGAAGATATTGTCAAGCAATTTGCTGATGTAGTGTTGGAGGATGAAGAAGGTAATGCTACGGGAGAGGTCATAAAAGGACTTAAAAGCCAGTGGCTTGACGAGCAGAAAATGACGTGCAATCTTTTATTGGCGCCTACTGACTGGCACGTGATTCGCAAAGCCGAGCGTGACGTTGCAATTCCGGAAGCAGTCACTACTTATCGGAACAGCGTCCTGACTGCATGCACAGCAAGAGAGGCTGAGATTAATGCCTGCACTACGACTGAAGAGCTTCAAACGTTAATTACTGAGACAGGCCTCACGGACTGGCCATAAGAGTAATTCATTTAGAATGATTCTATCTAGGCGGTAATAAACAGTGCCATACATTGGTCGGCAAATTGCTCGTGGTCAGAACCGTAAAATCGATGATGTGTCGAGTAGCTTTAACGGCGGTACGGCCACGTTTAACCTACGTGCTTCAGGTGATCCGGTTTATCCAGCAACCACTAACCAATTATTCGTTTCTGTTGGTGGTGTGATGCAGGACCCAGGTACGGACTTTACCGTAGCTGGTGATCAGGTAACCTTTACGACAGCTCCAGCAGCTGGATTAAGCTTTTTCGCCTTAATGCAAGGCGATGCTGTGGATATAAACACACCGGGTGACGGGACGGTCACAAGCTCGAAAATTGGTAATGACCAGGTAACGACTGCGAAAATCGGCGATGACCAGGTCACCGGAGCTAAATTAGCCGATAATATTACGATCTCTTCAACCAGCACAATAACTGGTAGCGTTGTTTCAGATACATCAGGCAATCTCCGCGACATTCCACAAAACGCAAAGACCAGTGCGTATGTCTTAGTAATTGGAGATGCAGGCAAACACATCAGTATCACTACTGGTGGTGTTACTGTCAATTCAGGCATCTTCTCAGCAGGGGATGCCGTAAGTATTTATAACAACAGTTCAAGCGCACAGACGATTACGCAAGGTAGTTCAGTCACTATTCGACTCGCTGGCGTTGGAACAGCAGGAAATAAAACACTTGCCGCATATGGGTTAGTGACCTTACTATGCATTGCAAGTAACGAATTCGTAATCGCTGGTACTGGAGTTACCTAATGGGAATGCATCAAATGCTAGGACCGATCGGAGGCGGTGCTAGCGATTACGTGATTGAGCGCAGCTTGCGATTCAATCCAGCAGACAGTGCTAATCTCACAAGAACTTTTTCTAGTGGAAACAGGAGAACATTTACTTTATCCTACTGGATTAAAGAGTGCGGCAAAGGTTTGTCACCCTCTAACAATCCCCATATCCTGTGGTCAGGGCCTGATGTAAATACGAGGGGCGGGATTGTCCATAGAGGTACAGGGTCAGACGCAAATGAACTGTATATCTTTAACCAAGCAGGTGGTACAACAAATTGCCAAGTTTGGACTAATTCTCTGCACCGAGACTTTGGCGCCTGGAAGCATATTATTTGGGCAATAGATACCACCCAGTCAACTGCGACATATAGGGTGAGGGTCTACATTAATGGAGTAGAGGAAACGCTGAATTTTGCGACCACGCCTGCCCAAAATCTTGAGTTACAAATTAACGTAAATCAAGAGCATCGAATTGGTAGAGGAACTCCCGATGATTATGGTAACTATTACTTAGCTGAGACGCATTTCATCGATGGTCAACAACTTACACCGACCAGTTTTGGTGAGTACGATGACGATAATAACTGGATACCAAAAAGATTTACTGGAACATACGGTACAAATGGGTTCTTTTTAAACTTTGAAGACGCAACAAATACTACGACAATCGCAGAAGACAGTAGTGGAAATAGTAATGACTTTACGGCAAACAATTTTAGCGTTACTGCGGGAAAAACCAATGACAGCCTGCTTGATTCACCATCGAACGGATCGCAGTCAGACACTGGTGCGGGTGGAGAAGTAAGCGGAAATTGGGCCGTTTGGAATCCGGTTTCTAGTCGTGGATTTGATAATACAAGCTCTTTGAAGAATGGAAACCTAGATGTGCAAAATACAACTACCACATATGACAACCTTGTGGCGACCTTTGGGATGCCATCTAATACTGGTTCTTATTACTGGGAATTTGAAGTTACAGATAACAGCGGTAATTTTCACATTGGAGTTGCTAAAACAAGCGCCAACTTAGATGGCAGTGTTTTTGTAGGCGGTGTTGCTGGCACTTGGGGTTTTGGCAATAGTGGTTATAGATGGTCGGAGGGCACATTTGCTACCGGAGGTGCTGGCTTTGCGACAAACGGAATGATTGTCAGCATTGTTTTTAACTCAAATACCGGCGTTATGAGTCTTTATCGAAACGGAACTCTTGACGTAAGTATCACAGGAATTACAGATGATGCAATTTACATGCCCGCTGTCTACACACGAAGTAGCGGAGGGGCAAGTTTTAATTTTGGGCAACGTCCTTTCCAGCAAAGCGGTGCTGTTCCTTCTGGCGCAAAATTACTTTGCTCAGCACTTCTTTCGGCCCCTACAATTGCCGAGGGTTCACAATACTTCGACGCAAAGTTGTGGACTGGAAATAGTTCGAACAATAGAACGATTAGCGGCTACAATTTCTCTCCAGACCTTGTTTATATCAAGCGTCGTAGTGCAAACTACGGCGGCATAATGATGGACACTGTGCGTGGATTAAACAACGGGCACGCTGGCACGCTTTACACAAACTCGACTGCCGCTGAAGACACAGGTTCAACAAGCTCGATCTTATCTTTCAACTCCGACGGGTTTAATCTTGGAACGGATGGAGGTATTAATTACAGCGGATCCACCTACGTTGGCTGGAGTTGGGATGCCGGATCATCAACGTCTACCAACTATGACGGCAGCATCAACTCTCAAGTCAGAGTAAATCAATCTTCTGGTTTTTCTATTACTGCCTATACCGGAAATGGATCTAGCAGTGGTTCAACGGTAGGCCATGGACTTGGAGCAGTTCCAGACCTTTTAATTATTAAGTCAAGGGGAACAAGCTACAGCTGGATTGTTTGGCACAATTCTTTTACGGCAAAACAACTTCTTTATCTGAACCATAATTACGCAATTCAGAACAACAAGGATGATCATTTCAACAATACTTTGCCGACAAACCAAGTCTTTAGCTTGAGAGAATCGCCAGCAGTTAACTCAAATGGCACCAATTTTATTTGCTATGCCTTCAGCATGATTCCAGGCTATAGCGCGACCGGTACATACACTGGTAACGGCAACAACAACCGAGGTCCCTTTATATATCTTGGTTTCCGTCCTGCATTTTTGATGGTTAAGAGCTATACTCATGCTGAAAATTGGGTTATTTATGACTCCATACGCGGTCCTATCAACCCAATTAACAACGTTTTAAGGCCGAACACAGACAATCAAGAAACTTCTACCGATGAGAGAAAGATTGATTTCTTGTCGAATGGATTTAACATAAGAGGCACTGATGGGAATGTGAACGCATCCAGTAAATCTTACTTCTATGTGGCCTTTGCCGAACATCCCTTTAAAACCGCCCGTGCACGTTAAGCCATGGTTTTCAAAATTCTGATCACAGTTTTAGCCCTTGCTCCAAACCTTTTGATCGGTTACTTGTTTCTCAATAAAGACGCAATTATTGAGAAGCAAAAAAAGGCTTTATTAGGTGCTCTCTCTGGTCAGGTTGCAGGGCAGTTGAGTAAGCAGACTGACGCAATCAAAGGCAACATGGACTCGATGTTCACTGATACTATTAAACCTGAGATCAAGGCAGGTGATAAGAAGACTCTTGACGCCATTCCTAACACCACGGGTCCCGCGTTACCCTTCAAGTAATGCCTTCAATACCTGATCTTACAGTCAGGCCTTTACGTGATACGTCGATTCAGCCGATACACGGTTGGGTTGACGTGCCGCCAGTCGTTAATGCGGTTTCTCCGCCGGTGACACTGAACCTTGGCACTCCAATTATACAAATACCTGGGTGCGTAAAAGCGCATCCAGGTTCGGATAAATCAAATCAAATTAAAGTTGATGATCCGAAAGGGGTAAGAGTTTATTGTGATGCGAATCAACCAACGTTTACACCTCTTGATTACACACCTGAAAATTTAATTTATCAAAGACCTGCTGGTTTTGCTGGTTATAAAGGACCAAAGCCGAAGCCAACTGTTGATAAGGACTTAGCGCCTTCCAGACCGCCTGTTACCCCGCCCGATGATACGATAGGTTCCGCTGGTGATGAAAAGGATAAAGAAGAAGAAACCGTACCAATCTGTGGTGAAGGGTATAATTTAGTCGATAGTGAATGTGTAGAAATAGTCGGAGATGTAAAAGCCGAAATATCTTTTGTTGAGAAATATTTACCCACTCTTCCACAAACTACAACCACTGCGACCATAGCTGTTGTGGCCACAACATCCGCGTTGATGGCAAAACCTTTGGCCGATTTACTTTTAAAGCTTATAAAACCTACGGTGAAGAAGATAATGAAGAAGATTGCTGCGTTGAAAGGACAGAGCCCGAAGGCAGAGAGTGTCTCGCAGCGTCGCCTTGCTCAGCGTGATCGGAATCGTGCGCTTCGTGCTCTTCGTAAGGCTCTAAAGAAATAGGGTGATAATGAGGAACTAATGTATCACCAGGGAGCTTAACAACTACGTCTTTACAGACGTCAAAATAAGGTGATTTTGGGTGAAAAGTAATTCCATTTTTTGCTAGCTCACCGCAATTTTTCAGTCTTGCGATTTCGAAATCTAATCGACGATTTGCAAGTACCTGTTGCTGAAGGGCTATTTGGGTGTCTACAGCTTTTTTGCACCTATCTTGAAGACTTCGATCTAAAGGTACAGATATTGTTGCTGACAAACCACCATTGATGCTGTGATTATTTTTTTGACCAGTCCTGACATCTTTCCAGTATAAAATTGAACCCGGATTATCAATAACCCCATCTCCATCTACATCGCTTGTATCATAAACAGGATCTTGATAATGTGATTCAAATGGCTTTTGATATGAGTTGCTATTTGTAATGAAAGGTGTGAGGTTAAATGTAGGCCCTTGACACTGAATACCAGCTCCGTAAGTGTTTGTAATATAAGGACCTTGTAATACCTGAATAGCTTGATTAGTTACTGAACCACTACTTGTCGCTACAGGGTTTGCTGTGGCGCTGACACCACCAACATCGGCAGCCATTGCCGGAGACGCAAAAGCAGTGAGTGCAGTTATTGAGAGAATATAGACGTGCTTTCTGTGACGCTGTGAATTTCGGTTGTTCTTTGAATTACAGTTTGGTTGGAAAGGCCAGGTCCATTCATGGTTTCCGTGAACTGAAATGCTGCCCCGGGTTTGACTATCTCCCACCTGGGCTTGTTTGCAGTGTCCAGAGTTGTCCATGTACTTGTGACTCCGTTGACCGTGTTGGAGGTCGAGTCGGTAGCATTTGGCGCAAGACTGCCGCCAGTGTTTTTGATATTACTACCAGTCACAGAGTACTGGTAACCAGTGTTGTAGTCAATTGAATTTATTGTTTCAGTGACCACTGATGTTGTTTCAGTCTTCGACTGTAAGCTACCTTGAGTAAAATTTGGTACCACTGGAACTGAGTACGCAGCTTGCGAAAGGCCGTGCAAAATTCCTAGGCAGAAACCTAGTACAAGCGAATCGCGAAGGTTATACATCTCAACGCACAGTGACCTCGCTGACGTGTTGTCCGGTGGCCGTAGTTCCTGCCCCACCAGCCGTGATCGTCATCGCACCATCCGTAGCGATTGTTCCAGCCAAGCTGCCTGCAAGGCCGCCCGAGCTGGTTGTCGTGGAGCCGAGCATAGGAAGGGAAGGAACAACTCCAGATGTCACTGTTGTTCCGCTGGTCACATCATCACCTTCGATGAACGACTCGCTGAATGTAAACGCATCACCCGCAGTAGTGATTTCTGCGCCCATAGGGGTGTATCCGACTGCTGTGCCAGATGAAAGAGCACCTAGGCCACCAAAAGAGCTCCCTGATTTAACAGAGACATTTGAGCCACTTACGGAATAAGTGCTTCCAATGCGTGTTGCCTGGCTGGCTGCGCCATCAACTGTGAGCTGCACTGAGCTCTGGAGTTTATGAATAATATCTGCACGTGCGCCCCCTGCAAATAAAATAATCAATGCGAAGATACGGAGCATGGTTTTATCTACACTACTCTGATATTAAACGGAGGAAACACAGTATGATATTAAATGAAAGTGATTGTACCCATGGCTGAAGTTGTAAAAGAAGACTCTCAAGAACCTAAAAAGAAGAGTGTGTTTACAAAGCTGAAGGAGAAAGCAGGTGATAGCGAGGAACATCTTGCAATTCTTTCAAACTTTGTCCGGCTAGGTGTTTTAATCTGGAGTGGCGGAATCCTCACTTTAAATTATGTGACCATTCCCGGACTGGCCCAACAAAAAATCGATCCAACTTTCATTGCCAGCGTCTTTACAGGCGTTTTGGCTTCTTATGGCGTACAAACAGCTAAAAAATCAGGTGATGGCACCATGAAAATGAAAGATGGTGGTTCAGGTATTACAAAAGCAGATATTGAAAGATTAATTGAGAAAGCTGCTCAGACAGCCCCTGCCCAGGTCATCCGAGTCGAGCAAGCTCCGCTCAAAATTACGACCACTACAGAAAAAGACGACACTTACAAGATGTAAAAATGAACTTAAAATCAATTGCTATCGGCGCAGCCACGGTTATCGGCGTTGCCCATCTCGGTGTGCTGGGTCATTTGATTCAAGTGCTCAGAGAGGACAGCCGAGTAATAATGCCGTCAATCAACTTACCCACTGGGCCATATTCCTCGTACAAAGTCAACGTAAATAAGCAGGGGTATCAGCTGCAGTACAACGCAAATGATCCAAAAGTACTGAGATCCAAGCGAGTTCTCGATTTAGATCAAACTCACTCCAGTAAAGGCGGTTTCTTAAAACCTGCAGAGATGTTAATTGAGGATCGGAAGGAATACGAAACTCATGAATACACGATGGAAGGGTATCGCAATTCAGGTGAGGGTGGTCCTGTTGGCACGGGAAAGCCCGGAGAGCTGACTGCGAAACAATTAGAGTGTATAAAGGCGGCAGGGTCTGGAGAGAGCACAGGTGCGATGGTAGGCGCTGGCGTAGCAAGTAGTTTCGCTCCTGCTTTGACTTCCATTCCATATGTGGGGTGGCTCGCAAGTGGTTGGGCTGTTATGTTTGGACAAGATAAAGGAGCTGAGATTGGTGGCACAGTTGCTACTGCTCTGAAAGATTGCGATGCCTAAATCTGATGATGAAGACGATATTTATCTGACGATTGAATTTCATCAAAGTGATATTGCACAGCTAGCCGAGTCTGTTGACTTTCACTGGCAAATGTGGCCTGGTAGTCCAGCGAGGCCCGTTGAGGAGCAGGAGCGTCTTTATCGCTTAAGGGCAATATTACGTGTCGCCATGCTTGAAATTATGTATCATAAGAAAGAATAGAATTTTTTATGACACGGGAAGTAAGCATTAGGGCTGTAGTAAATACTAATTTTGTAGTCCTCTCCGATAATGATAAGCAAGGAGAGTTTCTTAAAGATCGTCGAATACCGAGTTGCAAGCTTTTAGAGGAGCTTGAGTCATCGCTTGTAGTCGATTCTCCTCTGGGCACTTGGCTTTTAGTTAAAGACGACTGGGTAATTGAACAAGACGAAGTAATTGAAAAACCTTATAAAGAAAAAAACGGTTTTCGTTATCTAGAAGGATACCCTTATTTCCATCTGCCCCTCGAAAAAGAGCATGACCATAGGAAGGGCCTGATTTATAGCACTGCAAGTGCATTGATAGGCTTAAATATAGGTCCTATTAAGAGCCTTGATGATTACTTAGCAGCAGTCTATAAGCATGGGACGGGCACTTATAAGTCTAATAATCGTGCAGGTCTTTCAGAGATTGGCGTGGGCTGTACAGTTTCTCACACGATCGGCCCTGAAGAGATTGAAGACGAGATTGACGAAGGTCGGCCTGTAGTGTTGGCGATCGTCGCCAAAGGGACGTATAGAAAACCTTTTGGCTTGACCTATTACGTTTGTGTTTATGGTTATAGCAGCGACTCTTGGCTACTGCACGATCCCTGTGGACGCCTTGATCTAAAGGACGGCCTTTGGGAGTCGACTGTAGATGGTGCGGGTAAAGGTATTACGTATGACAGGGAGATGTCGCAGAAGAGAATTTTTTATGGAGGCGGTGCTAGCGGCTGGGGTTTTATTAGATTCCATGAATTTTGAGCTATACTGATTCCAAATCAATGGAAGTAATGGAAGAAATCCTTGCAGATACAGAGGAAAAGCTCCTTATCCAACAGCAAGACCTTGCCGACAAGATTCGCAACGCTGAGGATTCGTTGATGCGAGACAAAGAGCTGTACCTCAAAGTCACTGGTGCCATCGAAGGCATTTCAATTGTCAAACAACGCATGGCGCCTAAGCTGGCCGAGGCGATTACTGAGGATGATTGAGATGATGGAAGGCCTCACGAAGAGTCGCTATAAGGCGCTAGAAACAGTTGCTGAGCACCTGTCACCTCCGTCACGCGAGATGCGTTTAGAGGCGATTATAAAGGACATCCCAGAAGAAGATTTGCGCTGGGTCGTCGACAAATTGCACTATTTTATTCTTAAAATTTTAGAAGACGCTGAGCTTGATCCAGCGGAGGAAGACTGCGATTTTTTATCGCCTGGATTGACTGACTAATAGGAGCGGAGGGGGTCGAACCCTCACGACCGCTGTGGTCTCAGGATTTTAAGTCCTGTGTGTCTACCGATTCCACCACGCTCCCGGTGTTGCAAGCATAACGCACAGCACAAGTGTGTGCAGCCTACAGTTTTGACATAGCTGGAATACCAAAAGTGTTTCATTGCGAGCAGGACTTACTGGTTAATTTAATTGTTTTAAGCCCAAAGGCTGCTCGTCGAAAATTTAGAAGCTTTATCTTCGAGAGCTGGGATTGGGAGTGTGCGTATTGTGGTAAAAAATTAACTCCTGATACTGCAACAATTGATCACATCCTGCCAAAACACAAAGGTGGGCATAATATTAGATCGAATATGGCGTGTTGTTGCTCCAGCTGTAATAGAGCAAAGGGTTCAACATTACTAAATGATTGGTACACCGATGCGCTGCCTTATTTTACAGAAGAAAGGTTTGATAGAATTACTGCATGGGTTGAGCAGAAATCATGCTCAATAAAGCTACCCAGCACAGAATTAGCTCAAGCGTACATTGACGATGACATCTCCATCAGCTGGGTCGCAATCTAACGATAAGGAAAAAGAGTTTCTCGGCGGATTTATTGAAAAGCTGAAAAAAGAGCGTATTCCCGAAGACGGAGATCGTGCCCTGCGGGGAGAAGTTGGTGACGACGTGTCGGGCAAAATGGACCGAGGTGTCTTGAAGGTGTGAAATGGCTGACCGTAAGAAAGCAAAACGTTTAGCCAAGGAGCACATGAAGTGCAACAAGCCCAAGAGAACTCCTGGGCACGCTACCAAGAGCCACGTGGTCAAAGCGTGTAAAGACGGTAAGGAAAAAATCATTCGTTTTGGTCAGCAGGGCGTCAAGGGTGCGGGGAAGAACCCAAAGACTGCTAAAGAAAAGGCTAGAAGGGCCTCTTACTACGCACGACACAACGCACAAGACAGCAAACCAGATAAAATGTCTGCACGTTATTGGTCCCACAAAGTCAAGTGGTGACCTCTGCATAGAGAGAAATGCCGATCATTATTAGCTTTTTGACTCTATTCACCGTTGCGTATCTTTCAGGGATACTGTTTTTGGTGCAGGCTAGGAGTGAGAGGAGTCGTAGACGTAAGCGTAGAAGTCGATCTAATTGACCAACAATTTAATGCTGGTAGGATAGATCCAAGGTAAAGGCTGAAAATGGATGCATTAGGACTCCCGGTGGATGTTGAATTTCAAATCCACGCAGCGTCACTAGCCATTCAGGGCATGGATCGAGACGAATTAGAAGAAGCATTCGTTGAGATGCTTCATCAAAAAGCTCACGATCGCCAGATGTTCCTATCTATCCTCAAAGATCACGGCATAGATGCCGAAGTCACCTTTAATTACCAAACCTTCGGTCAAATCTCCTAATAACAATGGCAACTCGTACCGTTCAAGGAACCCTTGATACCTTTTCTGTTAACACAGGCTCCGATGTGACCTATGAAGGTGCTGGTGCTGGCAACGACAGGAGCCAGAATACACGTGCATTCAAGGTGAACCCTGGCTCTACAGGAGACATTACTGTCTCTTTGAATCAGTCCTTCGGTGTTATTGGCATGGAGATTTTCCAAGAGGATGATCACTCTGCCGCCAGTGCCCCAACTGGTTACAAGAAAGCCTTCAACGTTGCACAAGCAGGCAAGGGCAAAGGTGCAGTCGGTGTGACTGTTACCAATGCTGCGAAAGACTACATTGTCCTGCTGACCTTAGATGGTTATTCTGAGGTGAGCTATACCGCTACTGTTGAAGTCCCGTAAGAAGCAGCAGTCTTGGAAGGACTACCCCTTTCTTACAGATATTGGTATTGAACTAATCAAGTTTCACGACACGCCTCGTACCTACATAGGTATGGGGCGTTTTGCTGCGTATAAAGACTTTGGCGAGGCAAATTGGCGGATTGGTTACAACAGTCTAAAACTGGGCAAGAGGCGTGTTGCGTACAATGAAAAAGCTGAAAGGGCAGATATAGAGAAGCAGCTAGTTGAGGACCTAAAAGAATTTTCAAAGGAAGTGGCCCAATATGTTTATGTACCTTTGAACAGGCACAAAAAGGGCGCTCTCCTGAGTTTCGCCAGAAGCCTTGGCATTCTTGGGTTTAAAAATTCCAGACTGTTGGAACTCATAAACAGTCACGCCTCTAAAAAGCAGATTATTTCAGAGTGGAGCCCTTACATAAACAGGTACTGGCTTTGCGGTGGAGACAGGATGCGAGACAGGAGAAGGGCAGAGTTGAATACGTTTCTATCCGCCGACAAAGAAATACCGACATTCACAAAACATAATTGTCAAACATCGGTATGCCTGCTAAATCTGGCAGAGACATACAACGGCGCACCGAACCAAGTGA